CCTGAGGGTTCGGCAGTAGGTCGGTCGACAAGCGGTTCACGCATTCACGCATTCACGTGTGAGCGTTCACAGGACGACAGTTTAGGTGATGTCTGGAGAGTGGGTCTCGATCACTGAGGCTGCTGAGCAGTTATCGGAGATCGGTGACAAGATCACGCGCTCTGCTCTGTCTTACTACTTGAAGCAACATTCGGAAGCCATTCCGGTTCGCCGCGACGGCAAGGCACTTCTGGTCGACATAGAAGCTCTCGCGGCTCACCGTGGTGAGAATATCAGGATCAGGCTCGCGCCCGAGCTCGCTCGGGGCTTGTCGGACGAGCCGCAGGATCGGTGGAGGGACAAACCGCAGCCTAGCGCTCGCAGGGTTCCGGGGTCTCGGTTCGCCGGCAGCCAGTCGGACGGGGCGGCGCGGAAGGCGCAGGCGGACGCCGAGCTGCGCGAGATGGATCTCGCGCAGCGACGCAAGCAACTGACGCCGACGGCGGAGGTGGGCCAGGCCGGCCGCGACGCGGTGGCACTGATGTCGAGCGCCTTCGACCGGGCGATCGACACCGAAGCGGCGACGCTGTCGCTGAAGTATGGGTGGGACGAGCGGATGATCCGGGTGGCGCTGAAGGGCTTCGCCCGGCGCGGCCTCGACGTCTTTCACCGCGAGGTCCTCGACCGCCTCGACGCGATGCGCCGGGATGCGGACGCGGCCGAGCTCGAGGGGCAGCCGGCGATGCCGATGCTGCCGCCAGGCGGCGGGCTGCAGTGACCTACGTCTTCGCGCGGGAGCAGTTTCCCGCGCTGCCCTCCGGGGCCGCCATCCTGTTCGGCGCCCTCGAGGCGGCGAGCCGGCCGGTCGACAGCCTGACAATCAGCGAATGGGCCGACCGCTACCGCAAGGTCTCGCCGGAATCGGGATCGCCCTGGCCGGGCGACTTCTTCACGGAACGGACGCCCTACCTGCGCGAGCCGCAGGATTGCCTGCACCCGGATCATCCGACCCGGCGCGTCACGTGCCGTTGGGCGGCGCAGCTCGGCAAGTCGACGGCGATCGAGAACTGGTTCGGCTTCATCGTCGACCAGGCGCCGGGCTCGATGATGATCGTGCTGCCGACCCTCGAGGAGGCGACGAAGTTCAACCGGGTGAAGCTGCAGCCGACCATCGAGGCGAGCCCCCGGATCGCCCACAAGGTGCTGCCGGTCAACAGCCGGGACGAGCAGGGCTCGACGACGTCGTTCAAGCGGTACGCCGGCGGCTTCTGCCAGATCGTCAATGCGGGCTCCTCGAATGGCCTGCAGATGGTGTCGATCAAGAACCTCGCGATGGACGAGGTCACCGGCTATCCGCGCGACGTGGACGGCCGCGGCAGCCCGCGCGACCAGGCGCGGGCGCGCCAGAAGATGTATGGCGACCTCGCCAAGGAGTGGCAGGGGTCGACGCCGGGCGTCGTCGGGGAGTGCGCGATCAGCGCCGACTTCGAGGACGGCGACCGGCGGCACTACTACGTTCCGTGCCCGCACTGCGGCACGTTCCAGCCGCTGACCTTCGACCGCATGCGCGGGCCGGACGCGGCGGCGTCGCTGCCGGCGCACTTCCGGTGCGGATCGTGCGACCAGCCGATCCTCGACGGCCACAAGCCGGAGATGCTGTCGCGCGGCCGCTGGATCGCGATCCGGGTGCGCGACGGTGCCGAACCGGTGCCGGAGTTCATTCCGGCCGACGGGATGGACCGCTGGGCCTGCCCGCCGTGCGAGGGGCGCTGCCGGGACTGGCAGCCGAGCTATCACCTCTGGGCGGCCTATGCGCCGCGCGAGCGGTGGGCCGACATCTGGAACCGCTGGCTTGAGGCGGAAGGCGACACGACGAAGCTGCGGGTGTTCCACCAGCAGGATCTCGCCGAGCCCTATGACCCGGGCGGCATCACGGTCGAGTGGGAGAAGATCGCCGAGGCGGCGCGGCTGCACACCTATCCGCGGCGCATCATCCCCTACCAGGCGGGCATCGTCGTCTCGACGGCCGACGTCCAGGGCTGGGGTATCAAGTGGGCGGCCTACGCCATCGGCCCACGCGGCCAGACGTGGCTCGTCGATCGAGACGTCTTCGAGGGACCGCCCGACCAGAGCGACGAGCCGTGGATAGCGCTCGCCGATGCACTGGGGCGGACCTATCGAACCGCCAGCGGCGGCGAGCACGGCATCGACCTGTCCGGGGTCGACAGCGGCTTCGCCACCGACCGGGTCTATCGCTTCTGTGCCGGACGGCCGAAGTGCTACGCGCTCGACGGCCAGCACGGCACGGGGCTGCCCTGGCTCGGCACGCCGAAGAAGATGGCGATCCGCAACCAGCACAAGCGGGTGGTGGCGAAGACGCTGAAGTGGCCGGTCGGGTCGCACGACATCAAGACCGCGATCATGGGCGCCCTGGCGAACCTGGTGCTCGGACCCGCGGCCGACGGCACATGGCCGCGCAACACGCTGCACCTGACGTCGGACCTCGTCGACGAGGAGTTCGCGAAAGAGCTCGTCGGCGAGCGGCTGGTGGATCCGGAAGAAGACGCCCGCAACGCCAGCGGCCGGCGGGCATCGCGGATGATCAGCCCGCGCGCCCGCAAGGAGTGGCGGCGCATCCCGGGTCGCAAGAACGACTGGCTCGACGTGACCGTCTACGCGCTCGCGCTCGCCTGGCACCTGCAGCACACGCTGCGGCTCGGCAGCCCGGAATCGTGGGCGGCGCGGCTCGTCGCCGTGCACGGGGCGGAGCCGCAGGAAGATCTGTTCGCGGCCGCCGATGAGGGGCCGTTCGAGAAGCCGGCCAGGCCGAAGCCCGTGCCGCCGCCTGCCGCTCCGGCGGCTGCGCCGGCGGGTGGGGGGTGGCTGGATCGGGGCAAGAAAGGGTGGCTGTCGTGAGCGTCGAGGCTGAGCGGTTGCAGCAGATCGCCGATCTTCGGCGGGCGATCTCGCTCGGCGCGCGCAAGGTCCGGTCACACACGAATGGGGTGGAGCGGGAAGTGGAATATCGCTCGCTCGCCGAGATGCGCGACGTGCTCGCCGGGCTCGAGCGCGAGGCCGGGATCCGGCCGCGGGTGCGCTCGTCCTACGCTTCGCATAGCCGCGGCTACTGACCGCCGATGGCGAAGGGTGACGGCTTCGGCCGGGAGGCGACGGCGCCGCGGGGCGGGCGGAGCGGTGCGGCGACGTCGGCCGGCGTGCGCCGGGACCGCGCGCCGCGGACCTGGCTCGACCGGGTGATCGGGCTCGTCTCGCCGTCGCGCGAGGCGGCTCGAGTGGCGGCTCGGATCAAGACCGAGACGATGCTGCGAGCCTATGACGGGGCGGCGGGCGGCCGGCGTTTCGACGGATGGCCGACCCCCTCGACGTCGGCCGACACCGAGATCGGGTTGTCGCTGCCGCAGCTGCGAGCCCGGTGCCGGGATCTGACGCGGAACAATCCGCACGCCAAGCGGGCGGTGACGGTCTGGACGACGAACCTCGTCGGCGACGGAATCGTGCCGCGGGCGAGGACGGGTGACACCGCGCTCGATGCGCAGGTGGATGAGCTGTTCAAGGAATTCGTCGAGACGTGCGACGCGGCCGGGCAGCTCGATTTCTACGGGCTGCAAGCGCTGTCCGTGCGCGGCATGATCGACGGCGGCGAGATGCTGATCCGCCGGCGCTGGCGCCGGGATGATGATGGCTTGCCGGTGCCGGTACAGTTCCAGGTGATGGAGGGCGATCACCTCGATCACAGCAAGACGAACACCTTCGACAGCGGCGCGCAGATTGTGCAGGGCGTCGAGTTCGATGCGATCGGGCGCCGCTCGGCCTACTGGATGTTTCAAGATCACCCTGGCGACAGCATGCGTTCGCTGCGGGGTGGGTTGATCAGCCGTCCGGTGCCGGCGAGCGAGGTGGCTCACCTCTATCTGAAGGAGCGCACCCAGACGCGCGGCGTGCCGTGGGGGCATGCGGTGCTGCAGGCCCTGCGTGATCTCGACGATTATGAAGACGCCGAGATCATGCGCAAGAAAATCGAATCCTGCACTGTCGCCTTTGTGGTCGGCCAGACCCCGGAGGAGTTGGATGACGGTGCTGCGATCACGCCGCAAGTTACCAGCCGAGACGGCTTCAATATCGAAAAGTTCGAACCCGGCTTGATCGCGCGGGTGACCGGGGCCACCGACGTCAAGTTCAACAGTCCGAACGGCCCCGGCGGCTTTCCGCAGTACGTGAAGGTCGGACTGCACCGGATCGCGGCCGGCTATGACCTGCCTTATGCGCTGCTTTCGGGCGATCTCGAGTCCGTCAACTTCGTCTCGTCCCGGGTCGGGCTCGTCGAGTTTCGGCGTCTCGCGACGCAGCGACAGCATCATTGTGTTGCGCCGATGGCGTGCCAGCCGATGTGGGACTGGTTCGTCGAGGCGGCGCAGCTCGTGGGCAAGCTGCCGCGGCGGCCGATTCCGTGCGAATGGCAGCCGCCGGCCTTCGAGTCCGTCAACCCGCTCGACGACGCGAACGCCGACATGGTGAACGTCCGCATGGGCAAGATATCGATGCCCGAGCTCATCGCGAAGACGGGCCGGAACCCGGACGACGTGCTCGCCGAGATCGTCGAGTGGAACGAGAAAGTCGACGCGGACGGGCAGGTTTTCGACAGCGACCCCCGCAAGGTGGCACGGGCCGGAACCGAGCAGCCGAGCATCACGGCGAGCGAACAGCCGGCGCCGCGGGCCGCGCCGGAAGCCTGAGAGGGCCATCCATGACGATCCAGACGAACATGGCGGAGCGCCGCGAGGCGCTGCCGCTGCAGAACCGTGCCGCGCCGGTGACGACAGTCGACGCCGAGGCGCGCACCGTCGAAGTGGTGTGGACGACGGGCGCCACGGTTCGCCGTCGCCGCTACACCGGCTGGGACTCCTACGTCGACTATGACGAGATCCTCGTCGTGTCGCCGCGGGCGATCGACCTGTCGCGCCTCGAGCGGGGCGCGCCGGTGCTCGACAGTCATGCCTCATGGGGAACGAACAGCCAGCTCGCCGTGGTCGAGCGCGCCTGGCTCGAGGACGGCAAGGGCCTCGCGGTGCTGCGCTTTCCGGCGAAGGGCATCGACGAGGACATCGACCGCTTCTTCGCCCTCGTGGCCGACGGACAGCGGCGCAACATCTCGGTCGGCTACTCGGTCGACAAGGTTCGCGTCGAGGCCGGCGAGAAGAAGGGCGACGTCGAGCAGTGGTTCGTCGAGCGCTGGACGCCGCACGAACTGAGCTTTGTGACCATCCCCGCCGACATGAACGCGCAGGTGCGCCGCAGCCAGGGCCCCACGGCCGAGCGTGCGGCGGCCCCCGAGTTTCCAGTGACTTTCACCGTCCGGGACCTGCCCGGCGCAACACAGGAGGCCGCCATGGCCGATCCCGTCGAGGCGGCCCCGTCGGCCGCGCCGAAGACCGAGCAGACCGAGACCCGCGCCGCTCCGCCGGCGCCCCACGCGCCGGTGGCACAGACGGTCGATGTGGCGGCAGAGCGCGCGGCTGCGGCGCAGGCCGAGCGCGCCCGATCGGCCGATATCCGGCTCGTCGGTCGCAAGCACAACATGCCCGAGGCGTTCATCGACGAGGCGATCGCCGCCGGCACCGAGGTGCAGGAGTTCCGCAACAAGGTGCTCGACAAGCTGGTGAAGGCGTCTGACGACACCGCGCCGCGGTCGGAGCGGGGGGTGGAAGTGGGTCACCAGGACGAGACCGTGACCCGCCGGAACGGCGTGGTCGAATATCTGCTCGCGCGCGACCGTGGCGGCCAGCTGCCGGAGATGGCCCGGGACTATCGTGGCATGAAGCTGGTCGACATCGCGCGCGAGGTGCTCGGCTGGAACGGGGTCGGCACGCGCGGGATGACGCCGGACGAAATCGCGCAGCGGGCGCTGCACTCGTCCTCGGACTTCCCGAACATCCTCGCGGACACCGCCAACAAGACGCTGCAGGCCTCTTACGAGGTTGCGCCGCAGACCTTCCGGCCGTTCACCCGCCGGATGTCGCTGTCGGACTTCAAGCTCGCCCACATCGTGCGTCGGGGCCTCACCCCGCAGATGGAGCTCGTCAACGAGTCGGGCGAGTTCACTCGCGGCACGATCGCCGAGAGCAAGGAAGTGATCGGCCTGAAGACCTACGGCCGCATTGCCGGGATGACCCGGCAGATGATGGTCAACGACGACCTCGGCGCGTTCATGTCGATCCCGACGGACTTCGGGCAGTCGGTCTCGACGCTCGAAAGCGATCTGGTCTGGGGAATCATCCTCGCGAACCCGGCCCTGCTCGAGGACAACACGGCGCTCTTCCACACGGCGAAGCACCGCAACCTCGCCAGCTCGGGCGCCTATCTGGCTGCCGATTCCATCTCGGTCGCTCGGACCGCGATGCGGAAGCAGCTCGACCTCGACGGCGTGACCACCCTCAACATCACGCCCGGTTTCCTGCTGGTCCCGCCGGAGCTCGAGTCTCGGGCCGAGCAAATCCTCGCCACCTTCATCGCGGCCAAAGCGGACGATGTGACGCCGGCCTCGATCCGCTCGCTCACTCCGATCGTGGAGCCTCGGCTGTCGAACGGCATCAACAAGCCGAAGATCGGCCTTCCGGGCGTCAACGGCAGCGTGACAGCCTGGTATCTCGCTTCGGCGCAGGTGGACACTGTCGTCCACGCGACGCTGAACGGCCAGGACGGCCCCTACATCGAGTCTCGTGTCGGCTTCGATGTCGATGGCGTCGAGATCAAGTGCCGTCACGACTTCGCTGCCGCCGCCGCCGACTTCCGTGGCCTCTACAAGGATCCGGGTGCGGCACCGCCCTCGCCCTGATGATCGGGCCTGACGTGTAGCGGCCGCCGCGGGCGGCCGTCTGCGGCTCCAGCCGCGCGACATCGGGCCGCCTCCGGGCGGCCTTTCCAATTCAGCCTCCCAAGTGGAGTGACGGCTATGAAGAACTACATCCAGCCCGGCCGGATGCTGACCCTGCTCGCTCCGGCCACCCTTCTGTCGGGTGCCGTGGTGATCGTCGGTTCCTTCGTCGGCATCGCGGCCACCGACGCCGCCTCCGGCGCGCCGGTGGAAGTGTCGACCGAGGGCGTGTTCGACCTGCCGAAGACGGCGCCGGAGGTGTGGGCGCAGGGCGCTCCCGTCTACTGGGACGCGGGCACCGCCAAGGCGACCACGGTCGGCACCGGTGGGCTGCCGCTGATCGGCGTCGCCACCGAGGCGGCCCTCGAGGCGGCGGCCGTCGGTCGCGTCAAAATCGGCCATCTCGCCTCGATCGGTGCTCCGGCGAGCTTCACCTTCGCGGCTGCTGCCGGCGGCTCCAACGTCGCCGAGGTGACGATCACGCCGCGCGATGCGGCGGGGGCGGCGCTCGCCGGCGTGCGGACGCTGGAGATGTGGCTGTCGGACGCCGCCACCGGCGCCGGCATCACCGGCACGACCGCCTCGGGCACGGTCACCGCCAAGTCCGGCGAGGGCACGGTGCTGACGGCGCTGACCGCCAAGAAGCACCTCTCGGCGCAGACCAAGGCGGCCGGCACCTTCGTGCTCGAGATCACCGACAGCGCCAAGACCGGCTTCTATGTGTGCGTGAAGAACCCGGCCACCGGGCTCGTCAGCGTGTCGGCGCAGCTCGTCACCGGCAACTACGGCTGATCGTAGCGTCCGGGCGGCGGCGATGTCCTGGGCGAGGCTGCAGGCGGCGACGATGAACGTCGCCGGCAAGGCCTTCGGGAGCCGGGTGCGTGTGCGGCCGCAGGTCGCCGTGCAGTACAAGCGCCCGCAGCCGGACCCGGACAGGCCGGTGCGGGAGGTGATCGCCGAGTTCGCCCGCACGCCGTCGTCGGAGAGGCTCGTCCCCGGTCGTGCCGCCGGATCGACGGGCGCGAGCGTCGTCACCGCGCCCGCGACGCTCGTGCTGTCGGCGGGAAGCCGCGCGGCGCTCGGCTACGACGTGAGGGTCGGCGATCGCGTCGACATCCTCGACGAGCCCGACCGGGCCGCGTTCGCGGTGGCAGAGGTGCATCCGTTCGACGGCGGCAACCTGATGCTGGTGCTCGACGCGGCGGAGGTGGGGCCGTGAGCCTGGCACGGCTCGCGGTCCGACTGGCGACGGTGGCGGCGCTGCGCGATCGCACGCTCGCCGGGACGGCGATCAGCGACAGCGCGATCACGCCGCTCGACACCCTGGCGACCAGCGAGCCGCGACCGTTCGTCGTCGTCTACACCGACGAGGGCGAAGTCGCGGTGAAGGGCCGCGACCTGCTCGGACCGGACGGCACGTTCGCACTGGTGCTCGAGATCGGTGTCGGCGCGCACATGGTGCAAGAGGACGCGTGGATCGTCCCGCGGACGGACGAGGGGCTCGAGCTGACGCTCGATGTCATCGACCGGCAGATTCGCGTGGCCCTCGTCGATCCCGACAGTGCATGGGCCGAGATGTGGCGCCGGCTCGTCAAGGGCGTGACTCGGCTCCGGACGCGGCGGGGGGCGCCGGCGAAGGAAGGCGTGCGCTTCGCCGTGCGGCAGATCGAGATGGGCATCCAGCCGTTCGCGGAGCCGCCGTTCGGGCCAGCAGCGACGGGGATCTGGGCGGAGTTCCTGGCGGCGGTCGCGGGCGACGAGCAGTTGTCGCATCTCGAGCCGGTGATCCGCGGAATGATCGAGGGCGGGGCGCCGCAGCCGTCGTGGGCGGTGCTGCAGCAGCAGCTCGGGCTGACGTGGCCGGAGCTCGAGGCACTGCATCTCTCGCACCGGCACGATCTCGGCGAGGAGCCGATCGTGACCGTGTCCGGGGCGGCGGAGCCGCTGGTGCCGTGACTATTCCACACGACCTCGCCGGCCAGGTGGCCGAGCTCTACCGCGAGGTGGCGGAGCTGAAGCGGCGGGCGCGCAACCGCAAGCGCACCGGCGAGGTGGTCCAACTGGACCTCCAGAAGGGGTTGGCGCGGGTGAAGCTCGCCGAGCCTGGCGGCACGCCGTACCTCACCGGGTGGCTGCCGTGGAAGGAGATCGCCTCCGGCGGCATCAAGGCGCACATCCCGCCGACGGTGGGCGAGCAGGTCGACGTCGTCTCGGAGAGTGGCGACGGCACCGACGCCGTCGTGGAGATGTCGACGCCATCGACCGCCAATCCGCGGCCGCACGACGGGCCAGAGGCGGTGATCGTCAAGGGTGCGACGCGGCTGGTGATCGGCGACGGCACGGTGGCGATCACGGCGGACGTGACGATCAACGGCGACCTCGAGGTCGTCGGCGACAGCATCAAGCACAACGAAATCGAGATCGGCTCGACGCATATGCACACCGACGTGGAGCCGGGTGGCGCGCTGTCCGGGCCGCCGGTCGGCGAGGAGTGAGGACCATGGCGCGCTATCGGGTGAGGCGGGACGGCGAAGTCGCTGGCGTGTGGCGGCGGGCGGGCGAGGTGATCGAGCTCGACGTCGCGCAGGCGCAGCACCTGGCGCCGCCGCTGGGCGGCGCCGTCGAGCCGGCCGTGGCCGAGGCCGAGGAGCCGGCGGCGCCCGTCGTCGCCGCCCCGGTGCCGGCGTTCGCGGCCATGCCGCCGCTGCGGACGCGCAAGGGGCGCTGACGCGGTGCCGGACTCCGTCGGGATCGATGCCGAGACCGGGCAGCCGCTGGCCGACTGGGCGCATGTGGTTCAGTCGGTGCGGACGATCCTCAGTACGCGGATCGGCAGCCGGGTGATGCGGCGCGAGTTCGGCTCGGAAGTGCCGGACCTCGTCGACCGCAAGATGACGCAGCGCAACGTGCTCGCCGTCTATTCCGCAGCCGCCGTGGCGATCGAGCGGTGGGAGCCGCGCTTCCGGCTGACGCAAGCGCAGATCACCGCAGCCGGCGCCGACGGGACGATCAGCCTGATCCTGGCGGGCACCTACTACCCGCGCGGCCACCTCGGCGACCGGACACCGGCCGCCGACACCTACAGCCTCGTCTGGCAGCCCGGCTGAGCCGGGCGATCAGTCTTCCCTGACCGCCCGGCTGCGCCGGACGCTGCAGCCGAACCCTTTCCGCAGCAATGACCCTGACCGGGTGGCACCGCCGCCCCGCGAGGAGGCTCCATGTCCGACCTCTCCTACTTCCATGGCGTGAAGCTCGACGAGAGCACCGAGACGCCGTCGCTGGTGCGCGTGTCGCGCTTCGGCATCGCCTTCATCAACGGGACGGCACCGGACGCTGACCAGGCGGCGTTCCCCCTCAACACGCCGACACTCGTCTCCTCGCTGACGCAGGCGGCGCTGCTCGGCACGGCGGGGACGCTGCTCGCCGACGTGACGACGTTCTTCGGCGAGGGCGGTTCCTATGCGTTGGTCAACCGCGTCACCGAAGGCGTCGACGCGGCGGCGACGCTCGCGAACCTTCTCGGCGATGCCGTGGCGCGGACGGGCGTCTACGCGGCGCTGCGGGCGAAGGCGCTGACCGGCTGGGCGCCGCGCGTGCTGATCACTGCCGGCGACACCGGCGCCTACATCGAGGACGGCATCGTCTCGGTGTCGCTTTCGGCGGGCGGCGCCGGCTACACATCGGCGCCGACCGTGGCGTTCTCCGGCGGCGGCGGCACCGGTGCTGCGGCGACGGCGACGATCACCAAGGACCGCATCGGCTCGATCAGCGTCGGCGAGGGCGGCAGCGACTATGACACCGCGCCGACTGTCGCGATCGCGGCGCCGCCGGCCGGCGGCGTTCAAGCGACGGCGGAGGCGACGCTGACCGAAGGCGCTGTCAGCAGCATCGCGGTGACCAATCCGGGATCCGGCTATCTCACGGCGCCGGCGGTCAGCTTCTCCGGCGGCGGTGGCTCCGGTGCGGAGGCGACGGCGGTGCTGGCCGGGCCGGTGACGGCGGTGACGGTGACCGCCGGCGGCGAGGGCTACACCTCGGCGCCGAGCGTCGGCTTCTCGGGTGGCGGCGGGACCGGCGCCACGGCGACGGCGAACGTCGGCGACCTCGCCAACGCCTTCGTCTCGGCGTTCGCGACGATCTGCCCGCAGATCCGCGCCCGTGCCTACATCGAGGGGCCGAACACGACGAACGCCGAAGCGGTGCGGATGCGCAACACCGTCAACTCCGACCGCATCCTGATCATCGACCCGAAGACCTTGAAGAACGTCGCCGGGGTGCCGGTGGTGAAGCCGGTGGCGCCGGTGTTCGCCGGCGTGCGGTCGCGGGTGGTGGCGTCGAGCGAGGGCGTCTCCGGCTCGGTGTCGAACAAGATCATCCGGACGATCGACGGGGTGGCGCGGACGATCGCCTATCCTGCGGATTCCAACTACCTCAACGAGAACCACGTCGCGACGATCATCAACGAGCGCGGCGGCTTCCGCACCTGGGGCTCGCGGCTGGCGACGGACTCCAGTGTGTGGATGTTCGACAGCGTCCGCGCCACGGCCGACATGATCAACGAGGCGCTGGAAGATCTCTACTTCGCCTACGTCGACCGCAAGTTCAGCAAGGCGAACCTGAAGATGCTGGTAGAGGACGGCAATGCCGCCCTCCGGACCTTCAAGAACAACGACGACATCCTCGGCGGGCGGGTGTGGCTCACCGATCAGAACACGCCCGACCTCAATGTGCAGGGCAACGTGTTCCTGGGCGTCGAGTTCGAGCCGGTCGGGATCATGGAGCAGATCCGCATCACGACCCACCGAAACATCCTCTACTACCAGCTGCTGCTCGACGAGGTGCGCGGCGCCGTCGAGAACGGGCCGCTGACGCTGGCCGCCTGATCGCGCCACCGCGCGCCCTGCCGCCGTCCTCCAACATCCCTGAGATCCGCCGCGGCGCCGCGGCCAGGAAAGGTCTGCACCGATGGCCTCCAACCTTCCCCGTTTCATCCTGCGGGACTGCACTCTGTGGGCGGACCGCGAAAGCAAGATCGGCCAGATCGGCGACATCACGCCGCCGGTGCCGGAGATCAAGCTCGAGGAGCTCCGCAACAGTGGCATGATCAAGCCGCGCGAAATCCACCTCGGCTACGAGAAGTTCGAGTTTGGCTTCAAGATGCCGGGCATGGACCCGCAGATCATCCGGCTGTTCGGGCTAAAGCCCGGATCGGAAAACCCGTTCATGATCACCGGGGCGCTGGTCGACGAGGACGGCACCGTGCACTCGGCGGTGATGAACCTGCGCGGCTTCATGAAGCAGGTCGACCACGGCACGATGAAGACCGGCGAGATGTCGGAAAACGACTTCATGGTGGCGGTGAACAGCTACAAGCTGGAGATCGATGGCGCGCCGCTGATCGAGGTCGACGACTTCGACGTGACCATCGGCGGCGTGTCGCAGAACCGCGACATCCGCAACGCGCTGCTGCTCTGAGGCGGCGCGACCCGCCGCTCGATCCCCCAAACAACTCACGCCCGAAGGAGAGCCGCGCGATGGAGCCGGTCACCGTTCCCCTGTCCACGCCGATCGAGATCGACGAGACCATCACGGCGCCGGACGGCAGCCGGCAGAGCGTCAAGCGCAAGCTCGCCACGCTGACCTTCCGCGAAGCCGAGGTCGGCGACCTCGTCGCCGCCGACAGCGTCGCCGGCGACACCGGCAAGACCGCGGCGATGCTCGCCGGCATGTGCGGCGTGCCGCTGCCGGCGATCAAGAAGCTGAAGATGCGCGACCTCAACCGCATCCTGAAGGACGTCGGCCCTCTCCTGGGAAACGAGGTGCCGCAGACGGGCGATGGCTCGACGTCTGCGTGATGATCGCGGCCGAGTGCTCGACGCCGATCCCGGAGGTCGAGCGAATGCATCCCGACAAGGCGCTGCGGCTCTACGCAGCCGCGGTGAAGCACGTGCGCTGGAAGCGGGGCGAACGTGGCTGACCTGACGTCGAACCTGATCGTCCGGCTGATCGACGGCGTCTCGGCGCCGGCGCGCGCCGCGGGGCATGCGATCCGCGGCATGCGGGATTCCGTCGCCGCGGCGAGCGGCCGGATCGCCACGGCACAGACGAACGTGCGCGCGGCGGTGGAAGCCAATGCGCAGCGCATGGACGCCATGCGCGGCCGGATGTTCGGTGCTGCCGCCGGCGCCTATGTGCTGACGAAGGCGATCTCGGCGCCGATCAGCGCCGCGATGGACTTCGAAAGCGCGATGGCGGACGTCCGCAAGGTCGTCGACTTCGACACGCCGGCTGCGTTCAAGGCGTTCCAGACCGACGTCATAGCGATGTCGAAGCGCATCCCGATGGCTGCCAAGGATCTCTCGGCGATCGTCGCCTCGGCCGGGCAGGCGGGCATCCCGCGCGACGAGTTGCTGCGCTTCACCGAGATGGCGGCCAAGGTCGGCATCGCCTTCGACATCTCGGCCGACCAGGCGGGCGAATCGCTCGCCAAGATGATGACGGGCCTCGGGCTGTCGATCACCGAGGTGTCGGCGCTTTCCGACGCCATGAACCACCTGTCGAACAACCAGGCCTCGACCGCGGCCGACATCCTCGACGTGGTGCGGCGTGTCGGCGCGACGGCGAAGCAGTACGGCTTTGCCGCCGAGGAGGTCTCGGCGTTTGCCTCGGCGATGCTGGCCGCCGGTGCTGAGAGTGAGGTGGCGGCGACATCGTTCCGCAACATGGGCAAGGCGCTCAGCAAGGGCAGCTCGGCGACCAACCGGCAGGCCGGCGCGCTGCAGACGCTCGGCCTCGACGCGGTGGCGGTCGCCAAGCGGATGCAGGAAGACGCGGTCGGCACGACGATCGATGTGCTCGAGCGCATCGGCAAGCTGCCCGCCGAGATGCAGGCGGCGGTTTCGTCGGATCTGTTCGGCGACGAGGCGCGGGCGCTTGGGCCGCTGCTGACGAACCTCGACCTCCTGCGCACGTCGCTGGGGCTGGTGGCCGACGAGACGAAGTACCTCGGCTCGGCACAAAAGGAGTATGAGGTCCGGTCCAAGACGGCGGCGAACAACCTGCAGCTGTTCCGCAACCAGATCACCGCGGCGTCGATCGCCATCGGCAACGCGCTGCTGCCGGGGCTGACGGCGACCCTCGAGGCGCTGCGGCCGTTCGTCGAGGCGGTCGAGCGGCTGGCGACGGACTTTCCGGAGCTCACCTCCGGCATCGTCGCGGTCACGGCCGGCCTGATGGGCCTGCGCCTCGCCGCGATCGGGGCGGGCTATGCCGGACTGCTGTTGAAGGGCGGGCTGCTGACGGCGCTGGTGCCGGCGCTGTCGCTGGCGAAGGGCGTGACGCGGCTCGGCAAGGTGGCCGGCAAGGCGGCGTCGCCGGTGCGCCGGCTGGCGCGGGTGTTCCGGCGCGAGGTGCCGCGGGCGACGGTGGCGAGCGTCGCCGGCATGACGCTGGTCGACCAGGCGGTGAGCCGGACGGCGCGGACAGCGAAGGCCGCATCGGCGACGATGATCAAGGGGATGTCGGCGGTGCGGGTCGCCAACGCCGGGGCCTCGATGGCGATGATCGCCGGCATGGGCTCGTCGTCGGCGGCGGCTGCGTCCGCCGCGGCGGCGCAGTCGCGCCGGGGGATCGCGGGCGCGTTCCGGGGCGTCGGAGCCTCTGTGGCGGCGGTGGTGGCGGCGCCCATCGCTGCGGCGCTCCGCGGCCTGCCGGCGGTTGCGCGCGTTGCCGCCAAAGGCGTCAAGCTGGCGCTGCTCGGCTCCGGCATCGGCGCGGTGCTGGTCGGCATCGGCGCCGCGGCGACGTGGGTGGCAAACAACTGGGAAGGCATTACCGTCGCGGTGGAGGCGTTCAGCGGCGAGTTCGGGCGGTCGATGAAGGAGCTCTATCCCGACGGCGAGCCGGGCGTCGTGAGGTTCATCCGGGAGATCGTCGAGGGCTTCGACACACTGACCGGCGCGATCGATCCGGACGGCGGCAAGTGGGCGCAGTGGGGAATCGCGGCCGGAAAGCAGGCGGTCGATCTGACTGAAAAGATCGAGAAACTCATCGCTGCGTTCACAAAGCTCTTTGGCTTCGTCGACAAGATATCGACGCCGAGCCCGATCGAAAAAAAGCTGAGCGGCTACGAGGACCAGTTCAAGAACTGGATCGGCGGCAAAGTGCCGTACCTCAAGGATGTCCTGGACGGGCCTGGTGCCTGGTGGGAGGCCAATACACCCGATACCGGAAGCGCGGCGGTCGATGCTGCCGAAAGGCTTGCGGTGGCTGAGCGCAAAGTTGCGGAGGCGCGAGAACAACTCGAGGCTCTGCCGCCACCCAATCCCATGCCGGCCGCGATCGATCCTCTCTCTGGACCGCGGAGTGAGATCAAAGCGCGGATCGCGGCACTGACAGAGGAGAGGGAAGCCGTGACCCGCGCCCTGCGCGAGGCAACGGAAGGCCTGTCGCCGGCCGATGCGCTGCAGGCGGCCCTGCGGACGGCGGCGGCGCTCGCTGAGAAAGAGGCAGAGATCGCTGAGGCGCGGCAGCGGCTTGCGTCCCTCCCGCCGGCGAACCCGGTGCTCGGCGACTTCGATCCTCTCGCGCCACAGCGAGCGGCGATCGAGACCGAGATGGCGGCGCTCAGCGGCCAGAAGGAGCGGATCGAGCGAGAGCTGGCCGCGGCGACGTCGTTGCTACCAGCGCAAGCGCAGGCCGACATGCAGGCGTATGTGGCGGCGATCCGGGGGCAGGGAGACGCGGCGATCACCGAGGCGGCGCGGATCGCGGCGCGACTGAAGGACACCCTGAACATCACCCTGACACCGCGGATCTCGCTGCCGAACATGCCGACGGTGTCGGCGCCATCAGTGGCGGCGCCGGAGGCCCGCGCGCGCGGCGGGCCGGTGCGGGCTGGGGAAGAGTATCTCGTCGGCGAGGAAGGCCCGGAGCTGTTCCGGCCGCGGCGGAGCGGCGAGATCGTGCCGAACGGGGCATTCGAGCCACCGGAGGAGGTGTACAGGTCGCTTCGGCCGGCCGCGGCCGGGCAGGAGGCGAGCCGGTCGCTTTCGATCGGCGACATCGTGGTGCACGTGACGGGGGTGAACGCCGACCGGCCGGCGGACGTGGGCCGGCAGATCGGCGAGGCGATCCGGCGGCGACTCGACGGCGAGTTTGCGGACGTGTTCGGGTGAGGGTTAGCGCACAGCCAGCAGGTCAGTGGCAGTGGACCGTGCCAACCCTGTTGTCCATGTGGCAGCACTGCCCCGGCGGAGAGTTCTTGCGGCAGCCGCCGCCGTGGGCCTGGGCGATGGTTGTGAGCGCCAGCATGGCGATCGTCGTCAGTGCGAGCAGGTTTTTCATGGTGCCCTCCCTTTTCGCGGGACGTTAACCGGAGGTGCCGCTGGAAGGCGAGTCCTTCGCTGGCACAGGAACTGCCGGCGTCATAGTCCGGCTTTGCGAAGGAAGGTCTCCAAGGCCGGTTCCAGGCGACTCCATGTGCCGATGTTGGTGCCGCCTTTGCCTCGCACCGTCCAGGGCCGGATACGCGGCCGCAGGTTCGCTCGCTCGAAGCCGCCATCTCTGGTGACGACGCTTTCGTAGGCGAAAGCTACATAGATCAGGGAGAGAGACGAATTCTTCTGCCACTTGCCGTTCTTGAAGCGGGCATAGAGCTCGATGGCGCTGTCCTCGCTGCCCTGCTCGAAGACAGGCTGCCATCCGGCCGCTGCGAGGCGATCAGCGTAGCGGTCGAAGATTGTCTGCAGGTCGTTAGCTGGCGTCATCACGGCTGATCCTCCTCTTTGAGCAGGATCGTCCATGCGGCTACTACAGTCGAGGTGGCAGGGGAATTGCGGAGCGCCAGCGTAAAACGTGGTCAGGAGGGGTGGGGGATGCGAATGGTCGGTATCAAGCGGCGGTGTTGGTCAGGTCATTCGCCGAGCTTTGCCCCGCCGCCCTTTGTCGTTTGATGATCGAGCAGGAGTCTAAGTCTCCATTCGATCTTCACAGCCATTTCAATTAGTACACCAAAGCCATAAATTATCGAACCGACGAATAATTGGCAAACTCCGATAACAAACGACAAGTAACCTGGGATACTATTGTCAATCGACCCATTCCACGCGACGTAGAATATAGGCAATGATGTCGCGATAATTAATGCGCCTACAATACGGATGATCACGGCGGTGAGTGGTGGTGAAAAGGGTTCATTGCGGATCGCAGATGAAGTGCCAAGGCTGGGTTTCGAGGAAGGTAGCTTCGCCGGAATTTCCCCCTTGAACCACATTGTCCCGGCAGGGCGCTGGTCGAATGGGTGATCTTCGGGAGAGATCAAAGTCTCAGTGGTGAAGCTCCCGCTTCTAGCAAGCTCCACGAGCTTTTCTTCTGAAACAGGGCCAAACCTGCCGCCATTAGCAAAATAGTACCAGCCAGACATTCCCGCCTCCGAGCCCGTCCTACCGCTTCAAGATGAATTGGCTCTTATGATCGCCGCGGTGCGACCGTTCGTCGAGTCAGGGTGTCGGCGAAGAGGAGAGGGCCAGTCTGGGAACGCCGACGAGCGCCGGATCCTGCGCATTCCGGGGTGAGGTGACTCAAGGCGGCAGAAAGCTGCAGGTCCGGGCCTGCCGGTTGCCGAAAGGACTTTCCATCAGAAGCCCGGTTCGGCGCGAGCCGGAGCACCCAAAACGGAACATCGCCTCGGCGCAGAAGGCGCCATTTCCGCTCTCCGCCTCGTCATCCCATGCAGCGTCGAAACCACGGGAGCAAGCATCGTTCACGGGTGACTCGGCGCCCCGGACGGCATGGCCGAGATAGTCGGTCAACCGCTTTTCGGTGTCGACCCGCATGATCAAGCCGTCGCAGAGGCCAACCGCCTGCACCGCGTAGCAGAAGTCGAAAGCGAGGGACTTGGCATCGTTCGCGGCGGTGGCCGGCAACGAAAGACCCGGCATGGCGGCAGCAATCGCCATCAGGATTTTTGCAGTCCTCAGCATGGCCCCTCCGCCCGATAGTGGTGAAGGTAGCCCGCGAAGGTCGCAGTGGTCGAGTCAGGGCTTCGGTGGCGCCGCCAGGGCGATCCCGACGAGGCGGCGGATGGCCGCGTGGCGGACAAAAGATCGTGTGATTACAGGAAGTTGCAAAGGGGGTCGATACTGCCGACCCCCTTCGCTACTTGGGTAGATAGCCCTTTTGCCGAAGCCAGTCGGCAAGGAGCTTTTCGACAAGTGACGCCACCGAGCGGCTGTCGTCGCGAGCAGCCTGCTCAGCGGCGGCCTTCACTTCATCGGTTACGCGAACGGAGATGGCTGAGCTTTTCGACATGGGTGCATTTGTGTGCGGTTGACATACAAGGCGAACGAATGCAGTGTGAATGCGTCTGCACACAAATGCAACGGCCCGCCGATGTGGTTGCAACACACCGACGGGCCTGACCCCAGGCGCGGAGTGAGCCATGCCCGAAGCTGCAAGCCTTTTACGCCGTCCGCGGCCCCGTTTGAAGCGGGTGCCGGATGAAGTGTCGGCGTGCTGGTATCTCGACCAGATCCTGTCCTCGGCGGAGCCGATCGCGCTGAGCGACCGCGGCGACGTGTTCGTGATGTTCGCGGTGCGGCCGGAGGTGCTGGACGACCTGGCGGCCTTCCGCACGGACGACCAGGACGACGAACCTGGTGAGGATGACGAGGACGGCCACGACGCCGAGGACGATGGCGGCGACCGGGAACCCTCGATCGGATGGCCGGAGGACTTCCTGGCCGTCTACCAGTGCAGTGAGCTCGACGGCGAAGAGAACGAGGTGGCAGCGTGAACGCGATGATCCCCTTCAGCTTCGAGGGCACGGAGTTCCGGGTCGTCGGCCTGGATGGCGACGGATGGCCCGTGCTGAACGATGTTTGCCGCGTGTTGGAGATCAGCAATTCGTCCGATGCTGCGCGGCGCCTCGATGATGACGAGAAGGGTGTCCACACTCTGGACACCCCCGGTGGACCGCAGCAGGTCACAATCATCAACGAGTCCGGCCTGTGGGCGCTCGTCCTCACCTCCCGCAAGCCGGCGGCGCGTCGCTTCCGCAAGTTCGTGACCGGCACCGTGCTGCCGCAGATCCGCAAGACCGGCATGTACATTCCCGACGGGGCCGAGGCCGACGACCTGCCCGTCTCGGCCGACGGCAAGGTGTTCGGCGTGCGGCTCGCCAAGGCGAACGCGGCGGCGCGGCTGATCTCGGCGGTCAACACCATCTACGGGCCGGAGGCGGCGCGGGCGCTGTGGGAGCGCGACGAACACCTGCCGCGGCTTTCGCACCTTTCGGTGGGGTCGCTGGCCGGGACGCCGCAGGACGATCCGATCGGCTGCTTCCGGCACCTGATGCGCGGAGCGGTGGCCGGACGCAGCCTCGGCTCGCTGGTGGCGATGGCGGCGCACGACGGGTCGGTGGCGAAGGGGCTCGTGTCCTACGGGCTGAAGTTCGACCCGAAGGAGGCGCCGGGCTTCCTGGCGATCGCCAACCGGCACCCCTATCTGGCCGAGCTGTTTGCCGGCACCCAGTGGGCGGGAGAGTGGCGCATCGCGCTCGGACAGTTGCCGGGGGCGCGGCCCTCGCGCGGGGCAATCGGCTTCTCGGACGGGACGAGCCGGGCGGTGCTTCTCTCGCGCGGGGAAGTGGCGGCGATGCTGAACCCGGTGAGGGGGTGAGGCCGGATTGACGGCGACCAACAGACGCAGGAGTGTTCCCCGACAACCAAAGTTGGAGGGGGCAGTGGCTGGACCTTCAGACGACGAGCGCCGGCGGCAGCGCGAGAGCGAAGAGCAGCGGCGGCGCGCCGAACAGGAAGAAGAGCGTCGGCGCCAGCAGGATCGCCGCGAGCAGGAACGCAAAGAGCGCGACATCAGGGAGTCCACGGATTGGAACCGGCCAAGACCCCCGAAGAAAGGCTAGAAGAGGACATTTTCTTCCTGTCCTTCGGCGTCGGAAAATCGAGGCGCTACCACGAGAAATTGTGGGCGTACTATGTGACGCTGCGCGACTGGATGAAGATCCTGACAGCCGTGACCGGCAGCGCCGCTTTCGGCCTCGTCGTCGCGAACTGGAGCTATGCGGGGTGGTTCGCCGCCGTGGTCGCTCTGCTGGCGACCCTCGATGTGGTGATGGCCCCGGACAAGAAGGCCGATCTGCACGCCTCGCTGTGTCGCCAGTTCATCGATCTGGCCCGGCAGATCGAGGAGATGCCGCGCACGGAAGAGCACTACCGGCGCGCGACGGTGCAGAGGCTCGCGATCGAGATGAACGAGCCGCCGGTCAAGCGACTGGTCGATCTCATGGCGCAGAACGACGAGTCTCGGGCGAGAGGCTGCCCGCCGGGCGATCAGGTGCCCCTGAGCCGCTGGCAGCGCCGGCTTGGCTACGTCTTCACGTTCGGCATGGCGCGGCTCGAGGACTGGGCCACCAAGCGGCCCCCGGCGCCGGCGGGCTGATACCGACACACCACCGTGACTTGCCAGGGCCGCCATTGAGCGGCCCTTTTCTTTGGAGCCATGCGAATGTCCGGTCCCTCTCCCATGTCGCTCGGGCCGTTCGCCTTCGAGGCACTGGGGTTCGGCTATCAGGACGTCGGCCGGCGGCTGTCGACGCCGTGGGCCGCGGCGGAGGTCGGCCAGTCGATGGACCGCGACCACTGGACCGGGCCGAAGAGCGACGAGGTGACGATCCGCGGCGTCGTCTTCGACGAGTCCCTCGGCGGGCAGGACAGCCTCGACAGCCTGGCGGCGGCGGCGGTGGCGGGGATGCCGCTGATGCTCGTCTCCGGCAGCGCCGGGGCGGGGGTGATCTCCGGCTTCTTCACCGTCCAGGGCATCGACGAGGACCGCTCGCTGCACGATCGAGGGGGGCGGGCGCGGCGCAACGCCTACCAGATCCGGCTGAAACGCTATATCGGCGCGACGCCCGCCCCCTCGGCGCTGACCTCGCTCGTCGGGCTGGTCGGGTAGGGAGGCAAGAGCCATGGCGACGATGGTGACGGCGCAGCAGGGCGACGCGGTCGACCTGCTGTGCTGGCGGCACTATGGCCGGACGCGGGAGGTGACGGAGCGGGTGCTCGACGCCAATCCGGGTCTCGCGGCGCGCGGCGTGCTGCTGCCGTTCGGCCTCGAGGTCGAGATGCCGGACGTGCCGGCCGCGACTGCCGACGTGCCGCTCGTGCGGCTGTGGGACTGACGGACCGGACATGCATCCGATCGTGCGGGTGAGCGTCGACGGCCGGCCCGTCGCCGGCGCGTTCTACGAGCGGCTGATCTCTCTCTCGGTCACCGACAACGAGGGCACCACGGCGGACAGTTTCGATTGCGAGCTCGCCGACGGGCCGCCGGACTATCTGGAGATCCCGCGCACGGGGGCTTCGTTCGTTCCCGAGCTCGGCTACGTCGAGACGGGCACGCGCAGCCTCGGCAGCTTCACCGTCGACCAGGTGCGGCTGCCGTGCCTGCCGTGGCGGATGCAGCTTTCCGGCAAGTCGGCGGACATGCGCTCCGGCAAGCTGAAGGAAAACCGCGAGCGGCACTGGGACGAGACGACGCTCGGCGCCGTCGTCGCGCAGGTCGCCGGCGAGCACGGCCTCGCCCCGTCGATCTCGCCGGAGCTCGCCGGGCATCCCTATGCCTGGCTCGGCCAACAGGACGAGAGCGACCTGCACCTCGTCGAGCGATTGGCGCGGCGGCACAACGCGCTGTTCGCGATCAAGGACGGCACGCTCGTCTTCGCGGCGCGCGGCTCCGGGCTGACGGCGAGCGGCGCGGCGATGGGATCGGTGATCGTGACTCCGGAGATGGTGCTGCGGGGCACCCTCGTTGCGGATTTCACCGACCGCACGAAGTATCGCAGCGTCGTCGCCTACTGGCAGGACCGGGCGGCGGCGAAGCGGGTCGAGGTGGAGGTGGCGGCCGATGCCGACGGCGACAGCGTCTACCGCATCCCCGAGCCCTATGCGGACGCGGCGGAGGCGGATGCCGCGGCGACGAGCAAGGCGAAGGCACTGAAGCGCGGGGAGGGGGGCGTGCAGGTGGCCGTGGTGGGCGATACCGGCATCGTCGCCGGGGCGCCGCTGCTGTTCGCCGACATCCGGCCGGGGGTCGACGGGGTCCCCTACGTCATCGCCACGGCGACACACACCTACTCGAAGAGCGAAGGCTACCGGACGCAGATCACGGGCCGCCTCTATGACGGTTCGTCCGGCGAGGGGGATGGCGGCGGATCCGGCGGTGGTTCGTCGGGCGCCCCGGCGAACGCGCCGAGAGGCACGCCGGCAGCACCTTCGACCTGGACGGGGCAGCGCACGCGCCAGAACCCGTTCAACGGCGGCCTACCCGGCCGCGTCTGACCCGCCAACCATATCGGAACCGCCATGAGCCGCTTCGTCAGCCCTAACCTCGCGCTGCTGCCGGCGCCGACGGTGCTCGAGCCGCTCGACTTCGAGGGGCTGGTGACGGCGCGCCTCGACACCTTCGTCGCCCGCGCCGCGGCGCGCGGTGTGGCCTACGACGTGCAGCTGCAGAAGACCGACCCGATCGTCATCAATCAGGAGACGGGCGCCGTCCACGAGACCCTCGTCCGCGCCCGCGTCAACGACGCCGCCCGGGCGACCATGCTGGTGACGGCGCGCAAGGCGCAGCTCGACCAAATCGCCGCGACCTTCTTCGGCATCGCCCGCCTGGTGGTGACGCCGGCGACCGGCAACGCGGCCGCCGTGATGGAGGACGACGAGAGCTTCCGGGCGCGCATCGTGCTCGCCAACGAGGCGTTCTCCACCGCCGGTCCGGAGGGCGCCTACCTCTACCATGCGCTCGAGGCGGACGGCGACGTGCTCGACGCCGGCGTCTACTCGGAAGAGGACGGCGCGGTCTATGCGAACAGCACGCCGGTGCTGGCGCCGGAGATCCTGGTCGTCGTGCTGTCGCGCGTCGGCAACGGCACGCCCAGCGAGGCGCTGCTCGCCAAGGTGCTGGCCGATCTCTCCCGTCGCGAGGTGCGGCCGCTCGGCGACAAGGTGACCGTCGAGCCGGCGATCATCACGCCCTACGCCGTCGAGGCGGTGCTGAAGGTGCGGCCGGGCGCCGACCGTGCGCTGTTGATCGCCGAGGCGACGGCCAGGGTGGCCGCCTATGTCGCCGCCCGTCGCCGGGTCGGCGCGATCGTGCAGCAGCTCGGGCTCGGCGCGGCGCTGAAGGTCACCGACGTCGAGGAGATCGTGCTCGTCCAGCCCGCGGCCGACGTCGATCCCGGCTCGAAGGGCGCCGGCTATTGCACCGGCATCACGGTTACCGCCGAGGACGCGGAGGACAGCTGGCGATGAGCGACGCGCTGAGCAAGCACCTCGACCGGATCGCCCTTCAGGAGCTTGCCGCACGCAAGCGCGTCGCGCTGGCGGCGCTCAATTTGGTTTCGAAGTGTCCGCCAGCAGTTGTGCCCGAATGCTCTGGGTCGCGCGCATGAGGTACTCGTCCGTCAAAAGTTCCAAGTGCTGGCGTTTGGCTGCACGGCGTTCGATCACGTCCAACTGTTCGGCAAGCTCTTCCTTCTGCAAGACCCCCCGCACGAGCAGGGTGTTGAGGATGAAGAGCTGTATCGTGCTTGAGGCGCTCCACGCCGCCTCCACGCGAAGCTCCGCGAGTGCCGTCGCCAGTTCCTTGACTGCCTCCTCGACCATTGGGTCGAACTTCATCTCATGGTCCTCCCGCCAGTTGGAGGCGCGAGCATGACGGATTCGCCGCTCCCGGGCGATCTGCTGCCGTCGTCGGCCTCGCGGCTCGAGCGGGCGCTCGCCGACGTCGACGGCGTGCGGCTGCTAGCGACGCCGTCGGAGGTGATCGCGACCTTGTGGAACCCGGCGACCTGCCCGGCGCACCTGTTGCCCTATCTCGCCTGGGCGCTGTCGGTCGACGTCTGGAACCCGGACTGGCCGGAGGCGACGAAGCGCGCCGTCATCGCCGCCTCACGCGCCGTGCACCGCCGCAAGGGGACCAGGGCGGCCGTGGAGGACAGCGTCGCGGCGCTCGGCCTGGTCGCCCGCTTCGAGGAGTGGTGGGAGGCCTCGCCGCCTCGCCGCCGCGGCACGTTCCGCGTCATGGTGCTCGCGACCGAGAGCGCGGACGCCGGCGTCGTCGTGACCGAGGCGCTGCAGCGCGACGCGCGCGCCATGGTGATGGCCGCCAAGCCGAAGAGCCGGGTTGCCGATGTCGGCATCGGGGTGGAGCTGCGCGGCCCGGTCGGCGTCATGGCCGGGGCGGGCCTCGCCGGCGGTGTCGTCAGGTTTGACGCGGGCCCGGCGCTGCACGCGATCGGGCTCGCCGGAATGATGGGAGTGGCGGCCGTGGTTCGTTTCAAGGGAGAGCCGGCATGAGACGGAACGGCCCCAAGGTGTCTTATCCACCGCTGCCGGATGGCATGGAGAGGGGCGCGCCGGTCACGCATATCGAGATTATCTCGGACGATGGACCGTTGAGGCTGCCGGTGAAGGGTGACGCAGGCAGTCTGCAGCGCGGCATCCGCGCCATTGTCTCGGCGCCCGGCGTGGTTCCGGCGAGGATCGTAAGGGAAATACGTGCGCTCTCTGGCGACATCGTAGTCGCGGCCGGCAGCGATGATCGCGGGATATTTGTCCTTACGTCGGTCGGCGTGGACATCGCCTGCGAGTTTCAGGGAGAGCCGGCATGACCACCGTTCCGATCGAGCAGACCATGGTGCTCGTCGTCACCGACGCTGGCCGCGACGCCGCGGTCAACGCGAACCTCCTCGGCCTGTCGCTGAAGCTCACCCACATCGGCGTCGGCGACGGCCAGGTTGTGCCGACGGCCGCGACGACGGCGCTCGCGAACGAGAAGATCAGGGTCGAGATCCTGTCCTGGGCGAAGCCGGCGGCGGCGACGATCGAGGTCGCGGCGCTGGTGATCTCTTCCGAACCGGCGTGGCTCGCCCGCGAGATCGGCGTCTATGCCGACGACGTGCTGGTGGCGGTCGGCTACCGGCCCGGCGGGCTCGTCACGGTCTCGAACGGCGTGCCCTACGCCTTCTCCGGCACGCTCAGCCTGATCGACCTGCCGGCCGACACCAACGTGACGGTCGACGCCGAGCTTCACCTCGACCTCGCCTTCATCGACCCGCTCGCCGCGATGTTCCGTCTGCTCGTGCGCCTCACCCGCGCCAACGCGGACCAGGAGCTTCGCATCCGCACCCTCGAGGGCAAGCCGACCGGCGGCCCGAGCCGCTTCGGTTAAGGAGAACACGAGCCATGCCCACTCTTGCAGAGACCCTCGCCAGCGGCGTCACCGAGCTCGGCGATTTCAATGCGCTGCTCGCACAGTACCTCGACGCCCTCGCCGCACTGCAGGGCAACGCGGTCTTCTACGAGTTCTGGGTCAACCCGGTCGGCGGCGACAACACCAACGACGGCCTGACGCCCGCCGAGGCGCTGCAGACCATCGGCGCCGCCGTCGCGAAGACGCCCCCCGGCTCCTACTGCAACATCTCGCTGCTGTCCGACTACACCATGGAAGCCGACATCGCCGCCGAAGGCCGCGTCATCCGCGTCGCGGGGCGAAACTCTGCCGGGGCGGCGACGTCACGGCAGTTCGTGCAGACGGTGTCGGGCGGGCAGGCGCGGCGCCTGCTCTGCGACCCGGACGGTGCATTCTGGCTCTTCCGTCTCGACGTCATCCTCGCCAAGACGGCGATCTCCGTCGAGAGCGCGGCTCTCTGCGCGGGGCACCAGAAGAGCCTGCTCTTGCGCGACTGCGGCGTCGATGTCGAGAGCGGCGTCACCACCGCGAGCCTGATGAGTGGCTACGGTGTCTCGATCCTGGTCGCTCACAACATCACCGCGCTCGACGACGCCGTCGCCGGATCGTGGATCGAGGGCGTCTCGGCCGGCACCAATCCCAACACGCTCGGCCGGGTGCTCACCAACCTCGCGACGCTCTGAGGGACCGACATGAACGAGCCGATCGTCGTCATCCTGGAACGCGACATCAAACTCAGTTCAGGGGCGCGTCGACGTCACGCCAAGGTCGGGTCGAAATCTCGTCGCTCCAGTACTTTGCCTGCTTACCGCAATGCTCACACCGGTAACTGGCACGTCCAGGACCTTGAAGGCTTAGAACACGTCCTCCGGGAATGTGCTGCATCCACATCAGCTTCAGACACCGCTTGCACGTCGCGGTGAGGTAGTGCTCGCCGGAGATCAGATCGACCATTTCGCCCCCCCCTGAAATGACAGGTTCAGTTATGTCCGAGATGCTTCTCACCATCGGTCCGCGAGTCAACTGGACCGCCTCCGGCCTCCTCGCCGCCGGCGTCCCGCAGGCGGAAATCGACGCCGCGGCGGCCGCTGTCATCGTGGCGGAATGCCACGAGCAGATCGACGGCATCGCCGACCGCGCCTACACCGTCTCGGCCTCGCGTTCGGCCCGCTACGTCCGCAAGGAAGCCGAGGCGCGCGGCTACCTCGCGGCCGAGGAACCGGACGACGGCGATTACCCGATGCTCGCTGCCGAGGCGGCGGCGCGCGGCGTGACGGTGGCGACGCTCGCAGGCGAGGTGATCACGGCTGCCGACGCCTACACGGCGCTCGCCGCCGGGGTCGAGGCGGCCCGCGCCGGCGCGCGCATCGCCATCGAGGGCGCCGCGTCGATCGCGGCGATGCGGGCGGCGTCGCGCGCGGCCATCGCGGGCGTCGCGGCGATGGTGGCCGGCTGATCCCGTGACCGGACTGACACACCGCACCGCCTGGCGCGCCGGGGCCATCGAGGCGCTCGGCACGCGGGTGCGGCCGGCGTTCCGGCGGGTCACGCCGCCGGTGACGATCGACCCGGCGGGCCTGCGCCGCACAGCGCTGTCGGCGCCGATCACCGGCACGTCGGCGCCTGGTGCGCGGCTCGCGCTGGCGGTCGGCGGCGCCCTGGTCGTCGGGGCGGCCGATCCGGCCGGCGCGTGGTCGCTGCCCGCTACGGTCGCCGACGTCGGCGGCTGGCCGGTCGCGGTGTGGCAGGTCACGGATCGCGGCATCCACGCCCCGGCGACGGCGACCCTCGTCGTTCGCCCCGTGGGGGCGACGCCGGAACTCGATCACGGCGGGATCTACCGGACGTCGATGTCGCCCGTGGTCGTCACCGGCGACGGCGTCCCCGGCGGCGAGGTCGAGATCGAGATCGGGGATCTCTCGCCGTGGCTTCTGGCCGGCGGGGTGTGGAACGACGCCGGCGCCTGGAGCGACGCCGCGGTGTGGGAAGACTGAGGAGAGCCTATGCCGATCGAGCCATTTGCCGACGGAGATGACGGCGAGGACCTCCGCGCCAGGATCAATGCCCTCATCGCCGTTGCGAACGCGGCCGTCTCCGGCTCCGCCGCGATCACGGCGCTCGGGACCGTCATGCGGATGCAGGCGTTCACATCGTCAGGCACATGGACGCGGCCGACCGGGTGCGTCGCCGTGATGGTGGCCGTCATCGGCGCCGGCGGCGGCGCCGGCGGTTCGGCCAATGCCGCCAACACGGGCGGTTCGGGTGGCGGTGGTGGTTCCCTCGCGCTCGCGGTGCTCGACGTGCGCTCCATCGCGTCGGCGACGGTCACGGTCGGCGCGGCCGGTGTCGGTGGTCTGCCCGGCACCAACGTCCCCTCCGGCGGCGGCTCGTCGTCGTGGGCGGACGGCACCAACACGCTGACGGCGGGCGGCGGCGCCGCCGGAGAGAACGACAGCATCGTCAACGCCGGCGCCTCGCTGCAGGGCGGCGACGGCGGGACGGCGACGGGCGGAACCATCAACGTGCTGGGTTCCCGTGGCGGCATGTCCCGCGTCGAGGCGGTGCAGATGTCGGGTGGCGGCGCCCCCGGCCCGCTCGGGCTCGGCTTTGGTGGGCCGCCCCGTCTTTCCGGTAGTAAATCTGGCGGAATTGGAGGTCGCGGCTACGGCGGCGGCGGCTCGGGCGGCATCAACGGCAGCGCGACCACAGCCGCGGCCGGCGGCAATGGCACGCCGGGCCTCGTCCTCGCCTTCGCGCTCTACGGAGTGGTGTGATGCGGCACGCAGTGATCATCGACGGGGTCGTCGTCAACATCGTGCTGTGGGATGGCGAGTGCGCGTGGCCGGCGCCGGAGGGGGCGCTGCTCGTCGAATGCGATGCGCTGCCGGTGCAGATCGGCGCAGACTACGTGGAAGGCGAGTTCGTCCTGCCTGAGGCGGCGCCGTGACCAGCATCATCGTGCCGGTCGGCCCTGACGGGCGATGGTCGGCCGACCTCGGCGCGCTTGCGCCCGGCTCCCGGCCGCTCCGCATCCGCAGCCGCGCCGGCGGGATCTCCGCCTGGCGCGACCAGCGCCTGTTCGTCCCGCCGCAGTTTTTGCGCGAGGCGACGTGGGACTTCGACTTCATCAACCGGCGCGCCTGGATCGAGAACGTTCGCGGGCAGGGCGTGAGCTACCTCCTCGAGGAGATGCTCGGGCAGATGACGTTCACCCGGGCCAGTGCCGGTCGCTACTACGACGCCGAAGGCGACTATGTGGCCGCGGCGGCGGACGTTCTTCGCTTCGACCACGACCCGGCGACGCTGGCGCCGCGCGGCATACTGATCGAGGGATCGCGGACAAACCTCGCTCTGAGGTCGCAGGAGTTCTTGGACGCTGTTTGGGCCGGCGTCCGCACGGCGATCAGCGCCGCGGGGGCCGCGCCCGATGGTGGCGGGGCGTTCAAGATCACGGAGGCGGCAAACAGCGGCACTCATTCGCTCGTGGCAAACGTCGGCTCCGAGATCATCGTCATCGACGGCAACACCTACACCTTTTCTGCTTTCGTAAAGGCTGGCGAGCGGACTCGTTGTGGCCTGCAAGGTGACGCCGGGGCCGGATATTTTGGGACTGTGACGACCTTCGACCTTTCATCCGGTTCTGTTCTTTCACTCGGGTCGACAGCGGTGTCGGCCTCCATTGCGCCGGTTGGCGGGGGGTGGTTCCGTGTCTCCATCACCGCCCCGTCGACGGGGACCACGGCGCGTCCGGGCATCTTTGTCGTCAACGCGGCCGGCAACACCAGCTACACGGGCGACGGAACCTCGGGACTCTACGCTTGGGGTGCGCAGTTTGAGGCCGGGGCGGGCGCATCCTCCGACATCGCCACTACGACCGCCTCTGCCACCCGTGCCGCCGATGCGCTGACGGCTGCTGTCGCCGGCTGGCTTAACCTCGCCGCCGGCACGGCCGTGCCGCAATGGCGCTGCCCCTTTGTCGCCGGCACGACGCCGAAGTGCGTGTTCTCGATCGACGACGGCACGGCGAACAACCGCATCACGTTGTGGGCGAAGGACGCGAGCGGCAACGTGATGTTCGAAGTCGTCGTCGGCGGCGTGCAGCAGTGCGTTATCAGCGGTGGCGCCGCGGTCGCAGGGCAGGCCGAGAGGGTCGCCGTCTCGTGGAAGGCGAACCAATTCGCGCTGAGCCGCAACGGTGGATCGCCGGTGACGGACAGCGCGGGCTCGATCCCGACCGGCCTAACAACGCTGCGCAAGGGTTCCACGTCGGCCGGCCAGCACCTGTTCGGCACGCTGGCGCGGCTGCCCTTCCTCCCCGTCGACAAGGCGGGCTCGGCACTTCAGGCGCTGTCCGCATGAGCACGTACATCGACATCCGCCTTCGGGCCGACGACGAGGCGACGCTTACCGCCGCGCTGGCGCCGCTGCCGCTCGTCGGCCACGGTATCGCCGTCGACATCATCGGCACGCTCTACGCCGAGATGGGCGAGACCGCGACCGATCCAGAGACGGGCGAGACGATCGCGCTGACGGCCCCGCTGCCAGGCTGGCACGCGAACCTTCGCATCCGCGACGACCATCCTGACCGGGCGTCGATCGAGGCAGCGCTCGCGGACTTCGTGGTGACGCCGGCCCATCCGCGGCGGGTGTGGGCCTAGAGCCTCACCCCGGCCCCTTCGCCCGCGCCTCGGCCTCCCGGCGGGCGAAGTCGAGGATGTAGGCGAGCATCGCGAGCTCGCGGTGGTCGGCCGCGATGTCATGCAGCGCGGCGAGCATTCGCGTGATGTAGGCCGCGGCCTCGGCGGCCGTCGGATCATGGGCGCTGTGGGCGCCTTCCGTGGTCTCATTTGCCAAGGACACCTCCCGCGGTCATGGCGGGAGCATAGCACAACCCGCAAGCGCTAACCCGGCCCGCCCGTCCCCGACACGGCGGGCCTTCGCGTTTCTTCTTTGCTCGTCAAGAGCCTCTCTTGCCAGGAGCCGCCCGTGACCTATGCCGTGAAGAGCCACCGCCTGCAGCGCGACGGCGTTCCCGTTGCGTTCCGCGCCACGCCGAACAAGGGCGGCGTCCTCACGCCCGAGGTGATCGTGCTGCACGACACCGCCGGCCGGCTCGACGGCACGAGCTCCATCAACTGGCTCTGCGACAAGGCGGCGAAGGCGTCCGCCCACTTCGTCGTCGGCCGGGGCGGGGAGATCACCCAGCTCGCCTCGACCAACGTCGCCACCTGGCACGCCGGCCAGAGCCGTCATGCCGGCCGGGTGAACGTCAACGGCTTCTCGGTCGGCATCGAGATCGTCAATCCCGGCATCCTGCAGGCCGCCGGGCCCGGCAAGGCGAAGGCCTGGTTCGGGCAGGTGTTCGACGTCGCCGAGCACGGCATCGAGGCGCGCACGACGCCAGAGCACGGCGCCGGGCTGTGGATGCCCTACACCGAGGCACAGATCGAGACCGTTGCGGCGATGTGCGTGGCGCTCGTCGCCGCCACTCCGACGATCGGCGACATCACCACCCACTGGGCGATCTCGCCAGGCAGGAAGGTCGACACGAACCCGCTGTTTCCGCTCGCCCAGGTGCGCGGCCGGGTGTTCGGCCGGCAGGATGTGCCGCCCACGGATGACGACACCGACGCCGCGACGACGGTCGGCCTCAATCTGCGCCGCTGGCCGAGCCTCGCCGACAACATCATCGCCGTGCTGCCGAAGGGGACGCGGCTGCGGATCGTCCGCTCCGGCGTCTTCGAGAACGCCGGCGCCAGCGCCCGTTGGTTCCTCGTCGAGGCGGCCGGCCTCGGCGAAGGCTGGGTGCACGGCGGCTATCTGGCGCTGGATCGGTGAGCCCGCGCCCCCGCGGCGCCGGCTTCTGGCTCGGCTTCACGGGGGTCGCCCTGCTGCTGGCCTGGGGCGCCTGGCGACTGTCGGCGCCGGCGGCGCCGGCCCATCCCTCGATCATCGTGGAAAGGAACCCGTCGTGAGCACGAACCTGCGCACCATGTCGAAGGCGCTCGCCGGTGGCCTCGCCGCCGCGGTCTCGGGCGTCGGGACGGCTGCGATCGCCATCCCCGAATCCGTCGCCATGCCCTGGTACGGCTATGTCGTGGTCGCGGTCATCAACGCCGGCCTCGGCTTCGCGGCCGTCTATTGGAGCCCGAAGAACGCCGACAAGGCGGGCTGACCGGTGGGCGGCGGGTCCGAGCCGTGGCGGCTCGACAAGCACATCCCGATCGCGGTGATCTTCACGATCGCCGTCCAGACGATCGGCATCGGCTGGTTCGCCTCCGACATCAACACGCGCGTCGAGCAGAGCGAGAAGGCGAACGCCCGCCAGGATGCCCTGATCGACGCCCTGCGCGTCGACGTCCAGGTCAAGGCCGACCGCGTCGCGGAAGCGCAGCGGGCGCTGTCTGAGCAGCTCGTTGAGCAGCGTGCCGATCTCAGGGCCATTCGCGATCTGATGCAGCGCATCGAGACGCGTCTCGACCAGGCGCAGGCGCCGCGGCGGCCATAGGGCTCGGCCCAGCACACCGACCCACCACGCGCGGAGGTTCAGTCGTGGCAAAGCACATCGGCGACGAGCAGCGCCAGGCGATCTGGCGGGCGCTCGGCGACGGCCGGGACGTCAACACGGTCGCGACCGCCCTCGGCCACGACTGGAAGACGGTGCGCAAGGAGCGCACGCGGATCGTCCAGGCCGGGGTCGCCTCGCTGCTCGCCGGATCGGCAGCGCCGCTGCCGCCACCCGACCCCGCCGCAGAGCGGCGCGAGGTGCGTGACGCCGCCTATTGGCAGCGCCAGGCGCGGGCGCTCCGGCGCGAGCTCGCCGATGCCGAGCACGTGGCGGCCGAGCTCGCCGGCGTGCGCGGCCAGAGCTTCACGATCCCCGAGTGGCTGATCTCCACCCGCCAGGGACGGCGGGGCAAGTCGGCCGTGGGGCTGTTCCTCTCCGACATCCACGCCGACGAGGTGATCAAGGCCGAGGAGACGCTCGGCATCAACGCCTACGACCTCGACATCTGCGCCGCCCGGCTGAAGCGCTATTTCGAGGCGGCCGTCGCGGATCTCTGCGAGGCGGCCGAGGCGGCCGGCTGGACGGCGCTCGAGGTGGACGCCGCCCTCGTCGGCCTGGTCGAGGCGCGGGTGGCGATGCGGCAGGCGAACGCCGAGGACGGATGCGGCCGTGGCGGCCGCACGGCGCAAGGTCACCCAGTTGGCGGCGGCGTGCCGTCTTCCCGGTCGCGCCAGGCGAACCATGCCCCCTCGGCCGCGAGTGCCGCAGCGCGCGCCGTCTCCGCCGTGCCCGTGCCGAGGCTCGCCTTCTCGCCGACTGCCCATATCCACGCGCCGCCGACGGGCGCACCCGAGCGGGAGAGATATATCCGCGCGTGCATGCACGGGTGATCGGGATCGCCGGCGGTGAAGTCGTCGGGCTCGCCGGCGCCTTCGGCCCATGTGCGGCGCCAGCGGAGGCGGGGGTGTGGGAGGTCCATGGCGTGGAGCGGCGCCCATCTGACACGCGAAGCGGAACGAATCGACGACGCCGCGTGTCTAACTTCCGGATGGAAAGTGTCTAACCGCGTCTCCGCCCGTTTGGGCCGTCGAAAAAAGAACAACCCGTTCAATGGGTGGGGTGGTAGCGGAGGAGGGACTCGAACCCCCGACACGCGGATTATGATGCAGCGATTATTTCTTTGATTACAAGGGGTTGGGTCGCCGGTTGGTGTCTAACCGAGGCCGGAATCATTGGGCTTTTCGGCGTTTTGTCTAACCGGCGGGCTTCTTTCCGTCCGCCTTCCTGCGGCCCTTGCGGGCGCGGTCGAGGTGGTGGACGGCGGCGCCGATCTTCTCGGTGAGGTCGGCCGACGAGGAGTAGTGTTCCGCCATCTGCACCGTCGACTGTCCCAGCACGTCGGCGATGGTGCGGGTGTCATAGCCGAGCTCGCGCAGCGTCGTGCCGACGGTGTGGCGCAGGCCGTGGAAGGTGAGGCCGGCGCCGACCGCGCCCTCGGCCTCGAGGCGGCGGATGAGCGCGAAGAAGCTCGCCCGGAAGCCGCTCTCGGTCCACGGGGCGTTGCGGCTCGACACGCACAGCGTGGTGGCGTCGCATCGCGGCCGGGCGGCGATCGCCGCGCGGATGTCTACGGGTGGCACGACCGAGACGCGGCGGCGCGTCTTCGCCGTGATGATGGTGAGCGTGCCGCTCGCCGCTTCATAGGCGCTGACGGGGGCGCGGATGGCGTCGCCCTCGCGCAGGCCGAGGCACATGCCGAGCAGGATCGGCAGGCGCAGCTGCGCGGGTGCTGTGGCCAGCACGGCCTCGCGCTCCTCGTGGGTCCACGGGCGGTTGGCGCGCGGGGCCGACTTGTCCTTCGGCACCATCTTCACGCCGGCGGCGGGGTTCTCTTCCATCAGGCCGCGCTCGACCGCCCAGCCGAACATCGCCGACAGCACCGCCACCACGTAAGAGCCGAAGCGGCGGCCGCGCGCCTCGCGCGCCTTGTCGCGCAGGCGGACGACGAAGGGCCGGTCGATGAGGGCAAGCGGCATGTCGGCGCCGGCGCGGCACCAGTCCAGCACGCGGGCATAGTCGGCGCGGGTGCGCGGGGCGAGGTCGGTGAGGTAGTGGGTGCCGCCGCGATAGGCGGTGATGATGGCGCCGAGGGTGCCCGGCCGCGTCGCCGGCGCCGGCGCGGCGATGGCGTCCAGCGCGGCGACCTCGGCGAAGAACTCCGGCGTGCCCGGCGCGGATGCGACGCGGCGGCCCGTCGCCCGGTGATAGACGTAAGCGCGGCCCTTCGAGGTGTAGGCCTTAAGCCCCGCGACCCGCACCTTCATTTTCGCCGAACCTTTCCAACCAGTCGTCCGCCGAGCGCGGCGGTGACTTTGCCCTAGGCGCGGCCGCCGGGTCGAGACCGTCGATCCAGCGGTCGAGTTCGGTGCGATCCCAACGCAGGCCGCGCTCGCCCGGGGCGACGCGCTTGGCCGCCACCGGGCAGACGCGCTTGAACTGCCCCTCGCCCATGCGAACGTAGGCCGCCGCCTCCTTGAGGAGCAGCAGGCGCGGCGCGAGCGGGGCGACGGCGGCCATGCGGGTCATGTTGGGGGCGCTCCTTCGGAGCGCGGCAGTGGGCTGTAGGCAGTCGGCAGTCGGGCGTGGCCCTCGGCCGTCGACGGCCGCTTGCCGACGGTGTCGATGACCGTTTCGATGATGCGGCGGGCCTGGGCGCGGGCCTTCGGTCGGCGCATTGCCTTCGGCGGCCAGCAGAGCGTGAAGCGGTCGAAGGCGGCCGGGTCGATGATCGTGGCAATGCGGTCGACGAGGTCTTCCAAGAGGGCCGGCGGCGGGCTGCAGTCCGGGCAGGGCTCTTGAGGTTCGTCCCAGCCGGTGACGAGTGTGCCGGTGCCGCGGCAACGGGTGCATCGGGGGTCAGTCATGGCAAGGTCCCTTCGGCGATGCCGGCGCCGGACTTGATCCGAGGGGCAGTCGGGAGGACGCGGATGGCGTCGGCGATCGCGTAGGCGAGCCGCTCCGCCTCTCGGGCCTCCCGACGCTCGGCGTCCGACGCCATCCCGTAGTCCGGCCCCGATGTCGCCGGGGCGAACCGTTCTGCTGCGCGGGCGCAGTCCTCGCGCATCTGCACCACAGCGGCTCTGGCGGCGTCGCGTTCGTTCTTCGCCTTGGTGAGCTCCGCCTCATAGAGCGTGCCGTCGGCGCGGCCTTCGGCGGCAGCGCGCAGAAAGGCGCTCGTGTCTGCGAAATCCTCGGCCGTGCGGCGGAAGATGTCGTCGAAGCGGGTGCCGACGCCCGCCTTCATCTTCGCCAGCAGGCGGTCGAGGTCGTCGGCCGCGGCTGAGCACCACTCGCGCAGGCGAGCGACCTCGGCTGCGGCTGGGTCCCCGGCGGTGGACAGAGCTCCAAAGAGCCAGCAGTTGAACTTCCTCGACATGCGATGCCAGTAACAGCGTGCTTGCGCCTCGTCGGTGAAGACCTTCGGGCTGCAATCCGGGTCGTCGAACGTGACGAGGAAGTGTCGCTCGGCTTGCTGATCGCCTGGTTGGCACCACGCTGGCCACCGCTCCATGTTCGCGGCGGCTTGCGACGGTGACAGCGCCACGAACCGGCCATCGTCGAACTCGGCCACCGGGCGGGCCCACAGGGATCCGTCCTTCTCGCTGCGATAGATCACCACCTCGGCCATGTCGGGCGCCGGGTCGGTCGTCTGCATGCGGCCGCGGCCGATCTCGGCATAGGTGCCGCCGCTCTTGATGTGCTGCCAGCGCGGCGTCGCCTGGTGCCGCTGCTCGCCGGCCGGCGGCAGGCGCAGCACCTCGCGCACGCGCGCTTCGGCGCTCTCGCGGGTCTCTCCTTCCATCAGGCCGATCTGGCCGATCACCCAGGAGATGCGCTGCGCCTCGACCTCCTCGGGCGTCATCACGTAGTTCCGCGCCTTCTCGATGAGGGCGAGAAGCTCCGGGTCGGTGCGGGGTTCGGTGCGGGTGAGGCGTGCGGTCATCGGGGTTCGACCTCCTCGCAGACGGGGGCGTTGGCGAGCTTCAGCAGCACGTCGGCGTGGCAGGGGGCGTCGAGGGCGCACCAGCAGGCGAGGTTCTTGCCGCGCAGCGGCGCGAGCCATGGTGCGAGATTGGCCGGGCGACGCTCGGCGGATACCTGAAGCTCGCGCTCGAACATTGTCACCGCCTGCTCGGCCGAGCGGTCCTCGGTGACCTTGAAGTCGTTTCCCCAGCGGGTGCCGCGGTCGACCTTCACGGTGTTCGGCGGCATCTTCCAGCCCTTGCGGCGGGAGAGTTGGATGCGGGCGGGTGAGTTCATCGGGGTGGGGTCTCCTCGATCGGCAACAGGTCCAGCAGACGTGCCTCGCGCCATTCGGTGACGCGCCTGGCGTTGGCCGGCGGCGGGCTGTCAGGCGGCGGAGGGGCGCCGCCCCACCATGCGAGGCGCTCGTGTTCGAGCTGCAGCACCATCACGGTGCGGCGAGGGCCGAGGGGCCACCGCGGGTTCACCTCGAGAGGCACATGGCGCCGGCGGCCCGTCGGCTTCCACGGGGTGCCATAGGTGAAGGAGAATGCGTGCATCAGGCGATCGCCTTCGGCATTTCGTTGTGCTCGCGGCCATCGAGGATGCGGCCGGCGGCCTTCTTGCCGATGCGGTCGACGCGCACGACGCGCTCGCCGTGAAAGCCATGGCCGCCGGCGAGGTTGAGCCACCGGCCGCGCGGAGTCTGGCGCTCCACCTCGCTGCAGCGCTGCCAGTCGTGATCTTCCGCGTCGCGGTCATAGACCGGCGCGAGCTCACCCCATTGCTTGAAGAAGAACGGCACGCCGGCGGCCGCGCACTGGTTCCGGATGATGCGGGCCCAGTCGGGGTGCATGGGGCGGGCGTGCGGGCCGCTCTCGCCGCCGGCGATCACCCAGTCGAGCGACCACCGTCGGTATGGCCGTCGATCAGCCGGGCAACTCAGGAGGTGGCGGGTGCGGATCGCGTCCGCTGGCGAGGGGCAGTTGCACTGCGCCAGTTCGAGATTGATCGGCCCGAGCAGCGGCTCGGCGCTGACGAAGCGGACGGCGGCCGGGGTGGCGAGCAGGTCGGGGATGCGCTCGTTGGCGCGGGCCTGGTCCTCGGTGGACACGCCGAGCCAGACGTTCGGGAGCGGCCAGCGGTCCGCAAGCGGTGGCGGCTTCAGTCGCTCCTCTATCCTCTGTTGCAGGTCAAAGGAATCCTCGGCCTCGGCGATCGAGCCCATCAGTTCGACCAAGATCATCGACGATCGACCGCCGGAGATTCCCTCACCTGCCATGTACTCCTGCATCCGCTTCGAGCGCTTCGTCAGCACCTGAAAAGTGTGTTGCGGGGCGAGCGCCATGATGGCGAATATCTTGTCGATCCAGTCGTCGGGGACGAAATCGGCGAACAGGTCCGTCATGGAACAGACGAAGATCATCCGCGGCCGCTTCCAGCGGAGCGGCTGCAGCAGCATCGCCTCGTCGAGGAAGATCTCTACGTCCTTCTCGTGGCCGGGCTTGAAGGGCAGGCCGGTGCCGATCCAGCCGTTGCGGCTTTCGGCGTAGCAGTGGCGACAGCCCTCGCTCGCGTGAGTGCAGTGCCATCCGACCTTGCCTGTCGCCCGGTTGCGGGCGCGGATCGGCGTCCACGAGGCGTCGGTCCATTCGATGCCGGTGTTGTCGCCCATGGCTCACTCCTCCCAGTAGTCCATGTCGGACTCGGCGCAGGCTTCCGGACCCTCCTCGCGGTAGTTCGGGTCGTCGAAGTAGGTCCCGGCGGTGCCGCGGGCGTATTCCTCGATCGAGGAGCCGTCGTCGAAGGTCGCGCCGGCGACTGCGATCATCCGCTTGACGAAGCGCTCGATGAACTCGTCGCGGGTGATGGTCTCGCCCATGGCCTCACGCCTCCTCATTCATCGTGGAGAGCTCGGCGAGCGCCGCGGTGATCGCCTTGTCGTAGGCGAGGGCGGCGCGGACGGCGTCGCCGACGGGCTTGCGCCACGGCTCGCGCTGGGCGCGCAGATAGAGACCCGGCGCCAGCACGGGGCCGACGCTCTCCAGCTGCTGCCGCTCGCGCTCGAGGCGGGCGAGCACGTCGCGGTGCACGCCGAGGATCAGGTGGGCGGTGCGGATCGCCTCGAGGGCACCGCGGATCTCGGATTCGGGGGTGGCGGGCATGGCGTCAGGCGCTCCTCAGGCCGCGAGAGAATGCGATGCGCTCGAGCCTGGCCTCGCCGCGGGCCATGCGCTGCGGATTGCCGGACGCGATGTCGAGCCGGGCCTCGTGCTCGAGCGGGCCGAATTGATCGGTGAGGACGGCACCGGCCTTGATGGCGAGCGCCTTCTTCGAGAGGGCAATGTCGAAGTGCACCCACGACGCCTTAGGCGGGCGCTGGATCCACTTCCGCGCAACGCCGATCGTGTCGACCATCGCGAGGAGCTCGGCCTCGGTGTCGGCCCACAGGTGGCACATCACCATGTTGCCGAAGCGGTGGCGGACGTCGTCGACGTAGACGGTCATCGGTCGCCCTCAGAACGGGATGTCGTCGTCGAGTTCGCTGTCGACGCGCGGGCGCTCGGCGGGCTGGCGGGCATCGGTGGTGCTGCGCTCGGCGGCGGTGCGGCTGGTGCCGTAATCGTCCTCGGAGGGTGGCTTGCGGCCGTCGCCGAGCAGGAGCAGCTGGGCGTCGAAGCCCTGCAGCACCACCTCGGTCGAGTAACGGTCGTTGCCGTCGCGGTCCTGCCACTTGCGGGTGGCGAGCTTGCCGGCGACGAACACCTTCGAGCCCTTGCGGGTGTACTGCTCGGCGATCTTCGCCAGGCCCTCGGTGAAGATGACGACGGTGTGCCACTCGGTGCGCTCGCGGCGCTCGCCACTCGTCTTGTCGCGCCACGAATCGGTGGTGGCGATGCGCAGGTTGGCGATCGGCCGTCCGTCCTGGGTGCGGCGGATCTCGGGATCGGCGCCGAGGTTGCCGATGAGTTCGACGCGGTTGAGGGAGCCGGACATCAGGGGGCCTCGGCAGTGGGTTGGGTTGCTGCGAGGCGGTCGAGGCGCTCGATCTCAGCGAGGAGCAGGGCCGCGGCACGGACCAGGTCGCGCCGACGGGTGCGCGGCTTGAACCAGGCTCGCACCCACCCCCAGCACGGGCAGTCGCCTCGCCCGCCGGATACGTCGGCGGAATCGTGCCACGGCCACGGGTCGTCCCGACGTTCGCGCGCAGCGATCGGCTCGACGAGCTTGATCGCCAAGGGGTGAGCGTAGACGGCCGCGGCCTGCGCCAGCTCGCCATCGCTGTGCTGGTCGTCGTGCTCGGGCGTCCAGCCTTCGGCCTCGACCTGTCTCCGGCGCTCGGCGAGGACGTCTGCGGCGGCCGGGGTGATGGGAGTCGGCATCGCAAGCACCGCTTTGCAGATGGCTTCAGCCTGGCGCGCCGTGACCAACCCCGCGGGTGTCATCTCCCAGGTGCCGGCCGGTCCGATGATCCGCCAGCGCTTGCCATCGTCGTTGTCGATCGTGCAGCCGGCGAGGGGGGATGGGGTGGTTTCCGTGAGCATCAGCGCCACTCCTTCGGTTCGGGGCGGGCGGCGAGCGGGGGATAGGGGGCGGAAGGCGTCCACAGCCGTGCGCCGCATTCGTCGCAGCGGACGGGCTCGTCGGAGGCGGTCGGCGGCGCCTCGCGCCGCGTGAGCTGCTTCGCGCTGAAGACGTGCAGCACGCCACGGTCGTCCTCGACGACGTAGCGCAGGGCGCCGGAGAGCTTGGTGACGACGCCGCGGATCTCGCCGTCGAAGCGGTAGTCGCCGCCGACCTTCGAGACGCGGTCGCCGAAGGTGAACAGCGGCGCCTCGATCGGGCCGGCCGGGCGCGTGGGGACGGGGTCGGGGTCGAGATCGGCCATCACTCGTCGACCCCGCTGTCGTCGTCACCGAGGTCGGTGTCTCGCGTCGGCGGCGGCAGGTAGCGGCCGGGCAGATCGAAGGGACGATTGGCGCGCAGCACCGTCGCCTCGTCGGTGGTGGTGAGCGAGAAGATCGCCGAGCCGCCGTACCAGTGCGTCACCCACGCGGACGGCTGGCCGTCACTGCCCACCGTCGGCACGTCGACGCGCAGCATCCTCGCGCCGAAGCGCTCCTCTTCGCGGATTCGGCCGGCGTGGCGGCGGTGGCCGAAGATTTCGACGACGGCCCAGTCGAAGGCCTCGTCTGTGGTGGGCGAAGGTTCCGCGCCTTCGGTGCGGCCCCCTCCGGCCGGGCCCTGCCCGGCCACCTCCCCCACGAGGGGGGAGGGATTCAGGGCTGCGGCGTCGGTCACCGGGTGTGCTCCGGGGTGCCTTCGAAGGTGGGGAGCGCCGTCTTCTCGCCGACGATGCGCAGATCCTCGCGGATGCGCTCGGTCACGAAGGTGTCGGGGCGATAGATGTCGTAGAACCAGGTGATGTCGCCGCCGCTCGCCCGGTAGCGCAGGCGCACGGGGACGCGGACCGGCAGCCCCATGAAGAAGATCGGGATGCGCAGCATGAACAGGCCGGGCACGATCACCTTGTTGCCCTGGGCGTCCTTGTGGACCTCGTCATAGACGATCTGGCCCTCGCCGCTCTGCAGGGTGACGACGTTCTTCACCTTCGCCTCGACCATCACCTCGAGGCCGCGCGAGAAGGTGATGAGCTCGTTGGGTGCTGCGATCTTCGTCTGGAACAGGCGCTCGAGCTCGGTGCGCTCGGTGTCGAAGGGCGAGGCGAGGTCGGCGACGCGGTCCTCGAGGAAGGCGGCGAAGTCCGCCTGGGTCATCTTCTGGCGGTTGCCCTTGAGCCAGAGCTGCCACTCGTCGGAGAGCGGGAAGGCGTAGGAAATCCGGTGGTGCAGGTTGTCGGGCTCGGTGTCGGCCACGCGGTGATAGTCGATCACGGCAGTGAAGCTCGGCTTCGTCCACGTGCTGTCGGCGAACACGACGCTGTCGGCCGTCTTGTGGCGGTTCACCAGGGCGATGAAGGCATCGACGGTCTGCGCCGTCGCCGTGCCGGTCTTGGCGTGCGGCCGCAGGCGGAAGGCCTCGATGTGTTCGCGCAGGCTGACGAGGCGGCCATCCTTGCGGCTGTAGAGCAGCGGCACGGACGGCGGCAGGCCCTCGCCGAGGCCCTCGGTGGACAACTCGATCTCGACACCGCCGGAGGCGTCGCGGCCGAGGTCGGCGACGAGGGCGAGGTCGAGCGCCGGGACGGCAGCGCCGGCGGGAATGGATGTGCGTTCGGCCATGGAAGGCGGGTCCTTCGATCGGGAGGGTGGTGCGCCGGGTCCGCCGGCGTGCGGATGCGGATGGCGCGGGCTACTCGGCGGCGCGTCTGGAAGGTTTGCGGCGGCTACTCCGCCGCCTGGCGTCCCGTGACGTCGCGCGGGCCGGCGAACAGGTCGTCCTGCTTCGGGTGCTCGGTGGACAGCGTGCCGTCCTCATTGACCCAGAAGACGGTCGAGCCGGTGAGCGGCTTCGGCACGCTGTTATCGACCTGGTAGCTGATCGCCGCGGCGCCGCTCTCGACCTCGATCGCGATCTTCAGCGTGACGCTGCCCTTCGCCTTCGCCTTCGGCCGGCCGCCGGTGTGCTCGTGCAAGGCGGCGGTGGTTTCGGTCAAGACGCGGTCGAGGTTCGCGGCGCACTCGCCGCGGTCGAGCAGGCCGATGATGGTGGTGGCGTTGCCGATGCGCTTCATCGTGGGTCGGGCTCCGGTGGAAGGGTGTCAGGCGCGCGGGTCGAGGCCGGCGCGCTCGAGTGCGTGGAGGAACTGCGCCTCGGCCGGGCCGGGCAGCAGCGGCTTGATGGGCGCGCCGGGGATGGCGGGCAGCGGGATCCGCCACGGCCGCGGCGGCTCGGCCATCAGGTCGCGCAGCTCGGTCGCCAGCATCTTCAGGTCGGCCCGCTTCACCGCCGCCTCGACGACGGGGGCGAGCGGCCAGTCGAGGTCGGCCCTGGCGCTGACGGCGGCGGCGATGCCGTCCTCGATCGCGTCGAAGGCGGCGATGCCGGCGGCGCCGAAGGCGATCGGCCCGGGCGATGCCGGCAGCGGCACGATGGCGCCGGGATGGGCGCGCGACAGCTCGTGATCGTCCGGCATGGTGATCAGCACCGCCGGCGCCGAGCAGAGCGCCCCCTCGCCCACGGCCTTCATCGCCTGCTTCATCGGCGTCGTCAGGTCGCCGATGAAGCTCTCCGGCGCGTCGTGCAGCAGCACGGCGCGGAACAGCCGGTCGTGGCCGACCGCCTCGATCGCCATGGCGAAGACGCGGGCGTCCTCGGCGTCCCAGAGCTTCTTGTTCGCCGCGAACTCGGCCGCCAGCACCGAGTGCTGCGCCACCGAATAGAAGGCCTGGCAGTGGCCATTGTAGCGGCACTGCTTGCCGAGCGAGGCGGCGATGTCGCGCCAGTCGATGTCGGCGGCGGCGGGCCGGAGCAGCGGGAAGGCGCGGCCGGTGAAGGTCTGGCACCAGATGGTGCCGTCGGTGGTATCGACCTTGGCGTTCAAAGGCCGGCCTCCTTCGCGAAGGCTTCCGCCGACTCGAGGTCGAGGGTGCCGGACCATGCGGGGTCGCGGCGGATGACGGTGGCGGCCATGGCGGCGGCGTCGAGGCGCCACCACGGGCGCAGCTGGAAGGCGATGATCGCCGCCACTTCCTCCGGCTTTGCGAGGATCCGCTCGAAGGCGAGGGGGGTGAACGCGACGTTCGCCTTGCGCAGGGTGTCCTGGGCGGCCTTCTGGTCGCGGACGAGCCGCGCCGTCAGCGTGCGGCGCATCTCGCGGTTGCCGGGCTGGGCGCCGGTGTAGAGCCGCGGGCCGGCGCCGGCCGCGACGCTCGCCGCCTCCTGAAGCGACCGCACGAAGTGGATCTGGCTCTTCGCCTGCTCGGCGGTGTCGCGCGACAAGAGGATGGCGTGGCGGGGCCGGAGGTCGAACAGCGGGTGGAAGAAGCCCAGGCGCTGCGGGTCGATCACCTTGACGGCGTGGCCGCGCGCCTCGGCCAGCGTCGCCGGGGCGGCGAGCTCGTTGTGGGTGTAGCGCTCGAAGGCCGGCGCCTCGCCCGCCACCGGCGCGCCGCCGGCGGCGAGCATGCGCATGACGAGGGTGGTTCCGCAGCGGCCGAGACCGGCGACGTAGAGTGTCAGTGCCCCAAGCTCAGCCATGGTGCGTGCCTCCCGGCCTTGATTCCTTGGTGGCGCACATCGGGCAGGCCCGACGTGCGCTGCCGGCGACAGCTGCGGTGAGGGTGTCGGGCGGAGCGCTCACCGTCCGTTCCTCCCCGCCGTGCCCCACCGGCTGGCGGTCTCGATCCACAGCGGGCCGGGGGCATAGGTGACGACGGCGGACAGCACCGGGCAGTAGACCGGGAAGACTGGCCGGCCGCGGAAGACGAGGCGGAACATCACCCGGCCGTGCAGCACGTCGCCGAGGCGCTCGGCCCGACCTTCGCGGATCGCCGCGCCATGGGCGACGACGTCGCCGGCGGCCATGGCGAAGCCGTAGCGGCGGAAGGCGCGGCGGGCGGCGTGCACCGCCGCGCAGTCGGCGTGGGAGGGGGAGGTGGCCCCGGCGCCGCGCGCCGGGGCGGTCGTCGGCCATGGGGGTGGTGCGTGTGCGGTCATCGTTTTCCTCCTCCCGATCAGCTTTTGCCGCCGGCCTCACCCCATCCCCGCCGCCCGCCACAGCGCCGTGGCGCCGATCAGCAGCAGGCCGGCGAAGGCGGCGCCGATGATCGAGGCCGCGACGATGAGCACGACGCGCTCGAGGCGCCCCAGCGGCAGCGGCTCGTCGGTGCGGCCGGAGATCTCGTTGGCGAAATCGGGTTCCATCAGGGTTGATCCGCTGGCGGGGTGGGTGGGGCTACGCGGTGGATGGCGGCGGCGAGGGACAGAAACAGCCACGCGGCGATGAACGCGACGGCGACCACGAGGGCGACGTGGCCGATGGGCTTGCGGCGGCGGACGTTCCGCGCCTGGCGGCGCGGCCCCCTCCCGACCTCCCCCACGAGGGGGGAGGGGTCGCGTTCTGACGCGGGGCGGAGGTTGCTGGTCACGACCGGCCCTCGGCCTTGGCGATGGCCGCCGCCTCCGCAGCGAGCCATGCCGCCTTCGCTCGGCCCTTGGGGCCGTTCGAGCCGCCGCGGTCCACGGGCAGGCTGTCGTAGGCGTGGCGCAAGCGGATGGCATGCAGTAGGTCCGGCGCTGCTGCGATCAGCCGGGCGTTGGCGAATTGTGTTTGCGCATCGGACGGCTCAAGGCGGTCGCCGCCTCGTCTGATCGCTCCCGCGAGCATGTCCGCGAAGGAGGCGGCGTTGGTTACATCCGCGATGACGATGCGCAGATCCCGCTGGCCGACGCTGATGCTGCCGGTGTCTTGCGAGATGCCCGTGATGTCCCACGGACCCTCCGTGTGGCGGTCTTCCGACTGCCGACTGCCGACTGCCGCTTGCCGATCCTCGCTCATCACGCCCCTCCCGACAGGCCGGCGAGGATGACGCCGAGGGTGCCGACGAACAGGGCGACGGCGATCAACGCAGCGATGTCGTTCGCGGGCCCGGCGAGCCACGCCCCGCGGCCGCCCGGCGGGCTCTCCTCGTCGTCGTGCGCAAAGGGCGCGCCGGTCGGGGCGGGGACGGGAAAGGCGCGGCGGCGGGTGTCGCCGTGGCCGCCGGCGGGGAAGCCCGGCGGCGGGAACAGGGCGCCGGCCGCGGGGGTGGCGGCGCGGGCGGCCGTGCGGGCCGCGGTGTCTTGGCGCGTCAGATCAGTGCACGGCATCGGTCGCCGCCTCGGAAGGGATGTCGGCCTGGCGGGCCGTGGACTGTTGAGTGGCGAGAGCCATCCGGGCATGCCGCGCAATGCGCATGAGCCTGTCCTGCAGCCAGAACTCGAGGACGGGGGCCGGCGCGAAGCCGGTCGCGCTGCTGACGTCGAGTGCGCAGCCTGCGGCATGGCGGGCCAGCAGCGTCGCGAGCGCCGAACTGTGGATGTCGGCCTCTCGGCCGCGAAGGGATGGGGCCGCCTCGACGGCGGCGGCAGTGGCCGCCACCAGAGTCGCCATCACCTCGTCGATCACGGTTGGCACCGCGAGCAGCAGCGCCGGGGGCGGTGCGCCGTCTTCTGCTGCCGGTCCTTGTTTGCTGGCCTTGCCGTCGCTGCTCATCGCCGTCGTCCTCCCCCGTGGCGCCGTCAGGCGCCGGCTTTGTTGATGACCGCGCCCGTCAGGCGCCAAAGTTGTCGCCGTGGCGGGCGAGGCGGTGGGCCTCGCGGGCGGCGGCGATTTCGCGGGCGGCCTCGCCATAGGTGTCGATCTCGTGGCCCGTGAAGCCGTCGGCGCGCAGGTCCGCCTCGGTGGCGTTCTCGGCGAGGCCGCGGGTGTGGTGCAGCAGCCGGTCGGCCATCAGCGACACCAGCGGCAGCGGGCCGTCGCCGCGCGGCTTGTGGCGGGCGATCTCGACCTGCGTCTGGATCGGGATGACGGTGCTGGCGCGGGAGAGCGGCGGCACCAGCGGGCGGGTGGTGAGAGTGGACGGGTGGATCATCGGAAGGGTCCTTGGTGTGGGCGCCTGCGGCGCGGCAGTCGGGCCGTGGGCCGGGGCGCAGAGAGGCCGCGTGCCTGGCGGTGGGCGGCGGGTGCGGCATAGTGACGTTTGCCCCTTCCAGCCCAGTGATGGGCAAGGTACGGGGGCATTTGCCCACCGTCAAGCGGAAAAATGGGCAAACGTCCGGCCATGCCGCCGCCGTCTTTTGTTCTTGCTGTGTTCCCGAAGGCGAGGCAGGATCGGCGACGGTTGCGGCAGCGCGGGGAGGATCGGATGGGAAGCGGGCGCGAGACCAAGGGGCGCCGCGGCGGCGGCCGGACGGAGCCTGGCGCGGGCGAGGGCGGGCGCGGCTGTGCGCTCGGCTACGTGGTGCAGGCCTTCGAGACGACGCGGCGGGGCCGGCTGTCGCCGCTGTCGCCGGTGCCGGCCGACAGCGAGGGCGCGGCGCGGCGCCTGGTGGCGCGCCTCGGCGCCCGCCATGGCGGGGCGGTGGCGCTGGCGCAGCGCTTCGACGGGCGCCTGCAGCGCTTCGACGACGTCGAGGTCTTGTGCGTGGTCGGCCGGGTGCCGGCCGAGCTCGGCGAGGCCGGCAGGCCGCCCGGCGCCTGAGGCGTGGCTGCCGCCTGATGAAGGGCTGCCCTTACCCGGCGCTCGCGGCGGGCGGCTGGTGAAAGGCTGGCGATGGTCGACGCGGCTGCGGTCGGCGCGGGTGGGGTCGACGCGAGTGCGGTCGATGCGGGTGCGCCGCCTCGATCGCCGCTTCGGCCCCGGCGTGGACGGGGCGCGGTGCCGCTGCGGCCGGGCCGCCGGTGGCAATGCCGGTCGCCGCAGCCGCGGTCGTCACAATCCGCGGTCGTTACAGCCGGGATCGTCGCAATCGCGGTCTTCACAATCGCGGCAACCGGGTCGGCCGGGCGCTGGCGGCGGGGGTTCCGCTGCGCCCGGCCACTCCCCGGCGGCCGTCAGCGACGCGTATACTTGCCGACGATGCGGTGGCAGACCGGCCAGTCGGCCCGGAACACCTCGAACTCGAGGGGCGGGTTGTACTGGCGCAGGCGCCAGACCCGCTCGTCCCAGGAGACGAGGCGCTTGATCATCGCCACCGACGTGCCGTCCGGCGCGCTGTCGTACAGGACGACGTCGGTGTTGCGCTCGGGCTGCAGGTGCGGATGCACCAGCGCCATGTCGCCCTGCTCGAAGGCCGGCTCCATGGACTCGCCGACGACGCGGATGCCGTAGGCGTTTTTCACCCCTTCCAGGATCGACGGTGTTCTCGCGTACTCGATCGGATCGAACGTCACCATCATGTTGCCGGCACCCCCCATGGCGGCAGCGTAGATCGGAAACGTTCGCGCGCCCACCAGTTCATCGCCGGAGACGATGTCAGGCTTAAAGGCGTGCGAACGCCCCGGTGACGTCGATTGTGGTGTGGTTTCGTCTTGCGTCAACCAACCGGAGGGTTTGCCCAAGGCCGCCTCGATCTTCTGCAGATAGCGGATCTTGCCGCCGCGCTGTCGCTTCAGGCTGTCGCGCACGTAGGTCTCGCCGAGGCCGGCGGCCCGCGACACTTCCTTCATGTCTCGACCCTGCCGTTCGATCTCGGCGGCGAGGCGTTTGCGCCAATCGTCGTGCATGTTGGGATTCTGCCCACATTTGGCCGCAGAGGCGATAGGACGTTTGCCCGTTGACAGCGGGGGCGTTTGCCCATTTTATAGCCGTCATGACCGAGCGCGAAAAACTGCTTCAGGAGATCGACGGCTTCCTCGCCACGGCGGGGATGGCCGAATCGACCTTCGGCCGGAAGGCCGTCAACGACGGCAAGCTCGTCGCCCGGCTGCGGGCGGGCAGCACCGTCACGCTCGACACCGCCTCGAAGGTGCGGGCCTGCATCGCAACCGCCCGCGCCGCCGGCTTGCCGCCGCCCGATCCCGCGGCCGCCGCCCCCAACGCCGAGGCTGCCGCATGAGCATCCCCGTCCACGTCTCCGCCGTGCGCGTCTTCGACGACCGGGTTGACCTGATGGTCCGCGGCGCCGACGGCGTGCTGGTGAATTTGCGGCTGTCCGTGGCGGTGGCGCGAGAGCTTGCGGTGGATCTGCGGTGCGCCGATTCGATGAGCGGTGCGCGCAGGCCCGGCACCCTCGACCATCCGCCCACGCCGGTCGCCGCCGAGGTGCCGTTTCCAGTCCTGGTCCGGCTGAAGGTCGGTGACTGCGAGGTGGCGCTGTGAGCCCGCGCGACCCGCGTCTCGTTCGCCTGCGCGGCGTCGGCCGCGGCGAGGGCGGGTCCGTCGTGCTGTCGATCGACGTCGACGGGCTCTATGGCGCGGCGGGGCCGCCGCTCAAGGTGCTGCTCACCGCCGACGAGGCGCGGATGACGGCGCAGCTGATCCGTGAGGCGGCCGGCCATCGTCGTGCCGGCGAGCCTGGCGTCGAGCGCGGGAAGCCCGCCGACCCGGACGACGACGCCGAGGCCGCGGTGCTGGAGGCGGGCTTCGTCGCGCTGGAGGGCTGGGCGGCGGCGATCGGTCGTCATGTCCGGCGCTTCCTCGGTTTCCGGTCGTCCGACGGCACCGCCGACCCGCGCGCGCCGCCCTGAGAATTCCCGCCCGGCGGTGATCGCCGGACGGGTCGACTGAACCACGCCCACCCTCTTCCCGCACCGGGAAAGCGCTCTGCGTTTTCCCGGACCGGGAAGGCCATGCCGAAGCCGTTCGCGAAAAGCCGGAGCTTCCCGATGTCGAAGCCGATCTCCGAGACCTGGTTTCACCGCATCAAGGCGGCCACGCGCGACCTCACGGACCTGTGCGGCGGCGTGGTGCGCTCGGCGGAGGTGGCACACGTCTCGAAGTCCGAGGTGTCGCGCTGGCGGGTGGCGACGGATCCCGACGTGATCTCGCTTCCCGCCGCGCTGGCGCTCGAGGCCGAGTGCGGCGTGCCGCTCGTCACCACCGTGATGGCCGAGCTCAATGGCCGGCGGCTGAGCGACGCCGACGGGGAGGGCGCCGCTGTCGCCGCCGTCGCCGTGCAGCAGGCGGAGTTCATTCGCGCCGCCTCGCAGGTGATGGCGCAGGGAGCCATCGCACTGGCGGACGGCAGGGTGAGCGGCGCGGAAGCGGAGATCTGGGACCGCGAGGCGGCGCAAGCGCAGCGCGACCTGGCCGATCTCCGCCTCGGCCTCGCCGCGGTGAAGGCCGGCGAGGCTGGCGAGGGCGCGGGCCTGAAGGTGGTGCGCTAGATGGGCAACTATGCGGGAGCCCACAGCGCGGGCCTTCCGCCCGACGCGTCCTGCCTGCCGGGCGAGTGGCGCGAGGCGAGCGGCCTGGCGTTCGCCTGCCTCGAGCAGGCCGAGGGGCGGCCGGCGGATGCGCTGCTGGCGG